TATATACATATATATATTATATATTACGAATGGAGCGAACATGAACCCGGATTCACTTTAGATCGATTTTGTACCTACATCGCCCGTTTCCACCCACGTGTCGAACCCCCTTTCGAACATCTGTTCGAGGGTCTTTTGTTGCCATCTTGCCCCTGTCGTACTCCTCCTCCCCTACCCCGGAGGATGTACCTACATCTCCCTGCCCGTGTCGTTCCGCTTGCTCTCTACTTGTGCATACAAGTTGATCTACATAGGACCAAGGTCCTGAATCCGCCTTCAATCATGTCGTCTCTAGACAGAACACTTACATAGGACCTTGGTCCCGATGGGCTAGTGCTTAGAGGTCAGAGGTCTTGACGCGACCTTTGGCCCGCGCCAAGAGGAATGTGAGCGGGGACACAGCAGGAGAGGTTGACGGGGGACGACATGATGTAGGAGAGTAGGGGTACCGGAAGGGAGGGGCCCTGCCCGGTAGCGAGAGGAAGGAGACGACATGACACGGGACGAGGCGTTGATGAGGGTGCGGGAGAGAGCAGGAGGGGACCTGTCGTGCGTACCGGGGCCCGTGATCATGCGAGCCGTTGCGCTGCTCGTGCAGTGCGACGGGGGGAAGGAGGACGCGTGATGCACGTGCTCGTGATGCGCGGAGGTGTAGCCGTTGACCTGTCGGACGTTCGGGCCGTTGTCGAGGCCATGGGGCAGAACGAGGAGGACGAACTGTACATGCTCCAGTGGACTGAGATGCTGTCGTGGCTGAGGATGGCCTCGACGGTGGTGTCGAGGCTCGGCGGGGACATGAGGAGGCTTCCGGACGAGACGCCAGACGGGGAGGTATGGACGGTGATGAGTATCACAGGGTGAGATGTTGATGGCTACGACATGATGTAGTTAGAGTAGATACCGACAACAGAGATCAAGGGCTTGTCGCAGAGCCCGAGCAGACAGGAGGAACCGAAGATGAAGTGGACCGGACGGGTTGTGAACGACACGCGGGGTACGGCGGGGAGCATCGTGCTCGATGATGAGAGCACCGCCTACGATGACCTGAAGGACTGGCTTCTCGACTACTACGAGATCGATGACGACGAGGCGGAGTGCCTGAGTGAGCACCTCACCGCAGCGGTGCTGATCGATGAGGCTCGTGAGTATGCGAGCGGGCTGTTCGGTCTGTCGGTCGAGTACGACAGCGAGTGGTCCGCGGAGCGCAGCGCCGAGGCGATCTACGAGTACATGCAGGACCGGGGCGAGCCGGTGACGATGAGCCGCACCGCGGTGTCGTTGGGGACTGCGAGCCTGGCGCTGGGCGATGATCGCGGAGAGAGCGGTGATGAGGCGCTGGCCGGGGCTTGGTGGAAGTGTGGCGATGAAGGTGAGGGTTGGATCACCGATGAGGCCGACATCGAGATCGCAGCGGAGTACCTCTACGCCGCCGCGTACGAGAACTGATACACACACTTACGAAAGGTTGAGAACGATGACGAACGAGAAGATCGCGGATGCTGTCGAGGAACTGCGCGGGGCGCTGGAGTGGACCGTTGAGGCGTACGCGCTCAGCGATGGGGCGGTCGATTGCGGCTGGAGCGATGACGACACGCACGGGTGGCTGACGATGGGGCTTGTGTCGGTGGAGTGGCTGCGCGACCCGTACGGCGACGGGCAGGAGGACTGGATCGCGATGAGCGGATCGGTTGACGGCCGGCCGTTCGATGCGGACGGGTACTCGCATCTGGAGGACGCCGTGAAGGACGCGGCGCGCACGACGATGACGTGGCAGCACTACTGCGATGTCGAGGTCAGGGACGCGGTCAAGGGTTGGCTCGATGAGCACTTCGAGGTTTACAACCTCGATGGGCCGCAGGACGAGCACGACTCATGGACGATCACATGGGGCGACGTGATGGTGCAGGGCCACTACGACGATGACGGTGCGTTCGTGTGGTCGGCGAGCAATGGCGAGACAGGGGATTACCTCGATGGCGATGCTTCCGACGATGCGGACGCTGTGATCGATGCGATGACTGAGTGCGCGAAAGACCCGATGGTGGGGGCGTGGATTGAGACCGTGGCCGTGGAGACTGCGGAGGACGACTGGACCGTGCGCTCGTCCGAGGACCAGATGACTGTGTGGACACGATCCTCGATTACGTACAACCTGAGCCGTCGGGCGTACTACGAGAGTGTCGGTTACGGAGAGGGTCGAATCGAGTTGGAGCACCGGATCGGAACAGGCGAGTGGCAGCCGTATGACGAGATGCTGCCCGAGGATGAGGAGGACGTGAGGCGTATGGCCCGTGAGGCGTACGCGTGGGTGAGGAGCATCGATGATTGAGCCGGTTGAGGCTCAGGAACGCGCCGTCCGTGGCTTGGTTACTGCGGGCGGCACGGGCCTTGTGAGCGCAGGAACAGGGTGCGGCAAGACATTGATGGCGCTGTGGGTCATTGATCGAGTCGCACGACAGGAGGGGATGAAGCCCCGCGATCTGTCGATTCTCGTCGTGGCACCGTTGCGCACGGAGAGTGGGTGGCGTCGTGCGGTGGGTCAGGTCTGGCCCGGTGGCAGCATGGAGTTCAATGTGCTGAGTAAGCGCAGGAAGACTGAACGCGAGGCGTTTGAACGGTTGTTGCGGGGCGACAAGCCCCGGGGCGTGTCGTTCATCGGCTGGGAACTACTGGCGAGCGTGTCGAAGCGCAAGGGCTATGACGCACGAGCAGGGCGTGTGAAGAGCAAGGCCTCGACACGAGTGCTCGGCGGTGTCGAGTTCGATTGGGTCATCGGAGATGAGATTCACAGGGCCTGTAATTTCAGGACGGTCACGTCGCACGTGCTCTGCAAGGTGAAGGCGAGGCACCGTCTTGCGCTGAGCGCAACACCGGCGGGTGGCCAGCCCGTGAACATCTATGGAGCGTTGAAGTTCCTGTGGCCGAAGAAGTATCCGGGCTTCACCAAGTTCGCACAGGCGTTCTTCACGAGTGAGCCGTGCTACTTCGGCGGCCCGTACTCGGTGACGTATGGCGCTGAGAAACAACCGGGGCTGTTGTCGAAAGGTCATCGGGCGCGAGGCGAGTGGCAGGACATGCGGATCGAAGATGTTGCCGGGGCGCTGCCGCCGGTGGATATCCGCCGCGTGGATTGTGCGATGACTGCGGAGCAGCGCAGGCAGTACAAGATGCTGCGCGATGAGGCGGTGGCGTGGATGGGCGATCATCCTGCCGTTGTCGGACTACCGGTGACGCGCGACATGAGGCTCAGGCAGGCGACGCTAGGTCAGATGCGCGTACGCCCCGTGCAAGGGGGTGAGGATGAGTGGTATTTCGATCCGGGCTCGCGAAGCGGCAAGATCACGGCACTGCTCGATATCTTGAAGGACATCGGTGATGAGAAGTTCATCGTCTACTCGCCATCGAAGAAATTTCAGGTGCCGCTGGTCGCTCAGTTGGAGAAGGCGGGCTACTCGTGTGCGCGCGTTGACGGTGAGCACAAGGATGAATGGGTGCGGTTCCTCGACAAGGACGGTCCACAGATTCTTTGCGCGGTGATCCCGGCGGTGGCTGAAGGTGTTGATGGCCTTCAGCGGGTCTGTCGGCATGAAGTATGGGTTGGCCTCGATCCGTCGGTGGTGCGATGCACACAGGCCCAGGGCCGACTGCACCGCACGGGGCAGACTGGCACGGTGGTGAGGTGGTTGCTTCAGTGCCCGGGGACCGTCGATACCGAGTCGGTCATCCCCCGGCTCGACCAGCGGTATGCCGATCTGAAGGTCTCTGGGCTCATCTGAGCGCCTAACAGAGCGCCCCCAGTACCTAGTACTGGGGGCGTCTTTCTGTGCCGTCTACGGGCCTCCTGCGGGCTCTGGCGTGGAGGCAAAGGAAAGCCCCCGCCGGAAACCCGGCGGGGGCTGTTGGTGGGGTGCTCAGCAGAGCGTGTCGATGACTTCATCAATGCGGAGGACGCCCAGGTCCCGCTCTTCGGCGGCGGCCCGGCTCGGGCAACCGCGGCTGAGTGCACCTTCGATGGTCCGCTCGCGCAGGCCCACGAGGCGGCCGACGATGACGGCCCGGTCAGCGGGCTTGATGTGCCGGGCGCCCATCTCGATGTCGTACATAGCGTCGCTGCGGTCGAGGTAAACGTCGCTGTCGAGGCGGGCGATGATGGAGGCGATGGAGGCGTGCATGGTTGGTGTCCCTTTCGGTTCGGGATTCGGTTGGACGCCTATAGAGAACCACGCCCGTCAAATCTGTTGGAATCACGCGGTTGTTGAGGATTGAACAACAGATTTATAGGCGGTTTTCAGGGGTTTGTAGCGCTACTCCATGAGGAGAAATCTCATTATGTGGGAAGAGGGGTTTGTTCGGGACCTGAAATATGACGCAGGTCCTAGGACCATAGGCCCTATTGAACTGTTCAATTCTGCGGCGTACGCCTCATTTGACACAATGCACGCTACAGAATCTCAGCATGCGAACTGTACGAAGTGTGTAGTTATAACTCTGAAGGGCTTTCAGTCGGCGAGGAGGCACCCGTGTCGAGTTGAGACCAGCGATTGATAAGTGACCGGGGTCACGCATGCAGAAGTTGCGCGACGACATTATGTGGGGCAGTATGGAGTCATCGCAGGAACCGAACAGGAAGGAGCACATGATGCTGACACTCGGAGAAGCGCAGGACCTATTCATCGACGCGCTGCCCGGTGACGTGGAGTGGACGACACGGCGATTCCCGGGGACGCCGGACGATATGGACTACGTCGAGGAGTGGGTCGTGCGGACCGACGACGGGCGGATCGATTGCGATGTGGCCTGGTTCGATAGCATCGGCTTCCCGGTCAGTGTCGTGATTGAGACCTGCGACCCGTTGCGCGAGACGCTCCATCGCGATATGGTTGATCCCGAGGATGCTGAGTCGGCGGCGGCCTGGCTCACTGAGAACTGAACCTCAACCCAATCCTTGAAAGGAACCGAACAATGTCATTCTCCCACAAGATTCTGGCCTTCATCATCGTCCCCGCCCTGGTCGGTGCGATCATCGGCATCGCGCTGGGGACGGTGCACCACTCGCAGACCGGTGCGACTGAGGTGCAGGACATCGCGCACTGCCTGTCGGATGACGGGGCGCTTCCCGTCGGGGAGGACGTGTGCGTCTGGGACCCCGCCGTTGACGGCGACGGTACGGGCGAGGCTTTCGTGATGACTCGTGTGCAGTACGAGGCCGACCAGGACGCTCGCGAGCATCAGAGTTTCGAGGCGCACGTGATCGGTCAGGACGACGAGAAGATTCGACAGCACGACGCAGGTGTGCAGTGAGGCGAGCACTATCCGAATCAGTGGCCGAGGAGGACGAGCGCATAGCCCGACTAGTGAGAGGAGAGATCAAACGACAAGGCGGGGCGGCTGAGGTCTCGCGCGTTGTCGGCTGGAGAAAAGGAACCCTACAGGCACGGCTTGACCGCGGTGCAGTCTGGACACTAGGAGAACTGAAGGCGTTGGCAGAGCATGAAGTGCTGTCCGTACCGACAATGCGGGCAATAGGAATGACGAGAGGTAGTTATAGGACCGAAATACCTGAAGCACTCACGATTCGTCACACAATCTAACCAACTCGACCACGCCCCGGTCGTTCGGCCGGGGCAGAAAGGTACCCGCATGAGCATGCTCTCATCCACTACCATCACGCGCCTCCTCGACAGCGGAGTGCTCACCATTACGCCTCTGTCGGACAGAGCGATTCAGCCAGCGAGCGTGGAGATGCACCTTCATCGCGATGTCGTTCGCGACGTCGGACTGCCCTCCGAGCATCGCGATGATAAGATCACGGACAGCATTCTCCTCAGGCCCGGGGAGTTCGCGCTGGCTCGGACGACGGAGATGGTGGGCATTCCTGCGCATCTCGTTGCCCGTGTCGAAGGCAAGTCATCGTGGGCGCGTCGCGGGCTTTTGGTGCACATCACAGCGGGCTTCATCGATCCGGGTTTCTATGGCACGATCACGTTGGAGCTCTGCAACCTCGCGGCTCGTCCACTGGAGCTTCCCGTGGGTTGCGCCATTGCTCAGTTGTCGATTCTGGAACTCGACACACCACCACTGATTCCTTACGGAGATCCGTCTCTGGGTTCTCATTACCAGCATCAAATCGCTACCACAACCGCTCCGAACATTGCAGAAAGGTAACATTTTTATGTCTTGGGGGAAGAGAAGCCGGGACGAAATCCTGGAAAACCTGAAGCATTTCGGGAATGCGAATGAGAAAAAATTGGGGCTGTATGGGGACGAATATATACGTCTTGATGGCTCCGAGATTCCCGAGTCTGTGAATTACTTGCAGGTGGAGGGTTTCGGGAACGCGAGGCTTGAAATTCTGGGCTGGGGAGGTGAGTTGGAACTCCTCGGTGAACTCGAAGCCCGAGTCGTTAACGTTGATCGGGTGGAGATCAATACTGCGCGAGGTGCTATCAGTACCTGTGAGGATTGCAAACGAGTGCGTGTTTGGGGTCGTTCAACAACGCACCTCATCGGATGCAGGGGTGTCGAGCTCTACGAGGCCTCATCCGCTGAACTGTGGAATTGCTCTGGAGTCGAGGCCTACGAGTCCGCCAGTTTCCAGGCCTGCAAGGACTCACGTGTGATTCTTTTCGATCGCGCGGACGGGGAGTTCTACGGTAATTCAACCGGTGTTCTGCTCGACACCTCGCGGGCTATTGCGTACAAGGACTCGCGAGTTAACGCTGTCTCCGATATGTCCGTTGTTCAGCACGAGTCGGGCGCTATTGTTCATGGCGATGGAAAGATTCAATGCTTCGGGAGCAACAAAGATAAAGGGAGTCTTTTCACTGCGACCCGGGGGTTTCTGAATCGCCTGGCCCTCCCGCTGAATTCTTTCGAGACCGAATACCTCGTCTACAAGACGACAGATGTGGACGGCCTTACGGGACAACTCTATGGTGAGCCCACTAAGTGGGAGGTCGGCAAGACCATGTCGATCCCGGACGAGAAGCGCACGACACTGAATCGTGGTCTGTTCTTCACCCCGACATTGGCTCATGCGATCTCACGGGGGCAGGAGTACGATCAGCCGTTCCGCGTGTTCCGTGTGAGGATCAGGATCGAGAATGTTAAGCTCACGAACATCTTCGGGCCCATGTACCGCAAGGAGATCGAGGCCTGGGAGGGGGAGGTGATCGACGAGGTGAAGAACCCCGTCGAGGTGCTCTTCGACACGGTGTGATCCTCGCGACTATGGTAACCAGAACCGCCTGGTCCTTCGGGGTCGGGCGGTTCTGCTCTGCCCGAAAAACCCAGCCGAGTTGGGAGCCCACAGCCCGCGAAAAACTTCGGCCTCGCGGGGTGATTTCCTCCCTTGACTCGGGAGCCGAAACCCCGTAGGGTGGGAGCACCTACAGGAAGGATTTCCTATGAAACGATACGACGTATGGTTCGACAAGATCAACGAGGTCGCCTGGTCCTTCAAGTCTCTGCCGAACGCGCTCGATGCCGCGATCAGGGGGCCGTACCTGGTCACCGAACGTGTCCATATCGGGGACCCGAGACTTGAGTTCGTCGAGGATCTGGCCGAGACGATTTCCGATGATCCCGTGATGAGTCAGCTCGTCAAGGAGGCACAGATCGCGATCGAGGAGGCTGAGGCTCTTGACTTCTACCGCAGCCATTGATCGTGCGCGACGTCTCCTGACCGCACGCTCGGAGCGGGACAAGCAGCGCCGTGTCGGACCTTCAGGTCTAGGTAAGTGCTGTGACCTTTGTCTCGCTGAGGATTTAATGGGCATCAAGCGTCCGGGTGAGAATGAGAAGACACCCATCGCCCCACTGCTCGGAACGGCATTCCACCTGCTGTGTGAGAAGCGCAGTCGCGACATGGAGCGGGAGGCCGAGATCCTCGTGGAGCAATCGGTCCGTGTCGGTGATGTCGGTGGTTACGGCCCGATCAAGGGGACGCTCGACAGGTTCGACATTGAGGGGGCGGAGGTGATGGATTGGAAGCTCGTTTCCTTGAAGAAGCGGGACGCGTTCAAGCAGCTGTACCGCAAGTCCCAGAGGGACGGCTTCGATGCCTTCGTCGAGGATTATGGAGCAGCGCAGTTCCTTCAGTACTACATCCAACTCTGCCTGTACGGGAAGGGCATGGAGGACCAGGGCTACGAGGTGAGCACTGTCACTTTGCTGCTCCTGCCTCGGGACGCCACGGTTCATGTGGTTGAGTCCGAATTCACCGCTCTGTCGATGCCCTACGACAGGGACCTCGCCATCTACGCACTCGGGAGGGCAGGGCTCATCTACAAGAAGGCGCGCGAGAGTGACGATCTGATCACAGACCTTGACAGTGCACCAGAGTGCTTCTACTGTAGTAAGTACAGACCGATCCACTACATGAAAGGCTGAGATGCGTCACGCACGACAGAACCACCGACGCCCTGACAAGGACGACTGGCTCCTCATGATCGGTGAGGGTATCGTCATCGGGAGCGTGATCTTCGCCGGGGTTGTCACCCTGGTCATTGGAACCGCGATCTTCGGAGGTTGAAATGAAAGATGATCGTTGGGACATGGAGGACGGTATGGAGCGCATGGGTCCGCCCATTCTGATACATAACCACCAGACGAATGCGACTCTCGGCGGTGTCGGCGTTGGGTTCACAATCCGATACGTTCAGGAGTACGGACCCCGCCTGTCTGCGTTTGAAGTGACACAGGCGCTCAACAACGCCGTGTGGGAGAAGGCCAAGGTCGAGAACGCCCGGGAGCGAAAGCAGAAAGAGGACGAGTGATGTCAACGTTCACGGACTTGTTCAAGAAGTCGGGGCTGAGGGAGGTGCAGCCCGAGGACCTCTCAACGTTCTCGCTGCTCCTGTTCGGTCTAGCCGGTACGGGCAAGAGCTCGCTCGCAGCCACCGCATCGAAGTGCGAGGACTTGGCACCCGTGCTGTACATTGACTTCGAGAACGGCACAATGCCGCTCGGGCAGTGGGGCGATCTCGACAACCTCACCATTGTTCACTGCGATTCCTGGAACGACTGCGTCAAGCTCTTCGAGAACGTGATCAAGCCCTCGATCGACAAGGGTGAGTTCCCGTTCAAGACCGTGGTGATCGACACGCTCGATCAGCTTCAGGAGCTCGTGGTCAACCATTTCCAGACCATCAACCCGAAGGACACCTTCGCTGCGTGGGCCGCCGCCTACGAGGCACCGCGCTCCATCATCAAGGCCCTGTCGGACGCCAAGGGTGTGTCGTTCATTGCGATCACGCACGCGGAGCGGGAGACCAACGAGGTCACCGGGGCCACGCTCGTGAGCCCTGCGTTCGAGGGCAAGAAGTCCATCCGCAAGCTCCCCTCACTGTTTGACTTCGTCGGATACATGTCCTGGGTTGACACGCAGGACGAGAAGGGGAATGATGTGCTCGTGCCCGCGCTGTTCACGCAGGAGAAGTCAACCCTGACCAAGCAGCGCATCACCGGGTTCCCCGAAGCCATCGGGAACCCCTCCATGTCGAAGTTCTACGGTTTCATCAAGCAAGCCCTGAACAAGACGAACTGACCGAACACCAACCAACAGAAAGAGAACCAACATGCTGTCGATCAACCTCTCCGAGATGGACGTCGCTCGTGAGGGCGGTGCCTTCGAGCTCATCAAGCCCGGCAAGCACCACGCCTACGTCTCCAGTGTCGAGGTCACCGAGTCCAAGTCCAGTGGGAAGCCGATGCTCGTCGTCGAGTGGACCGTTGACGGGGACGACACTGAGGCGGGCAAGACTGTGCTCGACCGCACTGTCTTCACCATCAAGAGCAAGCGCACCGGCAAGGAGCAGATCCATTTCAACCTTCCCAAGTACTTTGGTGCTGCTGGCCAGTGGCCGAGCAACCCAGCCGAGCTCAAGGCCAAGCTCTCTCCCGCGCAGATCGACAGCACCGTGCAGGCTGTTGAGGAGGGCCTGGAGGGTATCGGCGCTGTGCTCGACATCGCCGTGGACGAGGGCCGCAAGCGCTTCGACCAGAACGGTCAGCCCGTCTACAAGACCGATGAGAACGGCGATCCGGTCACTGATGAGAGCGGGAACCCGGTTCAGGACACCTGGAACCCGTCCAACTCGGTGAAGCGTCTGACCTTCGACCCGAAGAAGACCTCCTCGGCGAAGATCACGCTCCTGTAACGATCGCCTGATACGCTAGCAGCCCTCGACAAAACCGTCGAGGGCTGCTAGCGTTGTGGGTAGCAGCGAGTCGTCTCACAGAATCGAGGTACACATGAGCCAGTTACAACAGTTCTTCGAGCGCATCCTCCCCAATGATGAAGGGTGGGTGCCCATTATGAGTCTGGGGCCCGGCGGTGGGCTGTCCCGCTGCCAGTGGTACCACTGGCCTTCCGAGGCCGAGAGGATGTGCGAGGTTGTCGAGAAGATGTCCGACAAGGACGTCTACTGGTCGCCCATGCTCTTCCACAAGCCTTCCACTCTGTCGTCCGCACGCCACGCGACGAAGAAGAACGTGAAGCAGTTGGCTTGCGTCTATGCGGACCTGGACGGTCTCCACCCGGATGACCTGTTCCTGGAGCCCACAGTTCTCGTGAAGTCGAGCCCCGAGCACTATCACGCCTACTGGCGCCTGTCGGACTACCGCTCACAGGGGAACCTCGACATCGAGCAGCTCAACCGCGGGGTCTACCAGACGCATGCCGACACGGGCGTGGACCGCGGATGGCCGCTGGCGAAGAAGCTCCGTGTGCCCGGGACCATGAACACGAAGCCTAAGTACGGGCTCCCGACCCAAGTTTCCGTCGAGTTCAACGACAGGGAGTCCTATTCGGTCAGGGAGTTCACAGCCGCATACTCTCCGGCCTCGACGCCGAAGGTCGATCTCATCATGGAGATGCCCGAGGTCGATCAGGACGGGGCCATGGCGATCATTAATCGCCTCAAGGACAACAAGATCGCGGCGCTGTATGCAGATGATCCTCTGCTGTCAGACGACTGGTCGGCTCTTATGTACTCCTTGGAGTGTTCCCTGTTCGAAGCCGGTGTCGAGCTCGCAGATGTCTTTACTGTTGTTCAGGACGCTGGCTGCAACAAGTACAAACGTGACGGGCGCCCGGACAGCGACCTGTGGATTCAGATTCAGCGCGACAAGGCGCGTTGGGATGATGACCAGGAGGTCCAAGCCGATCTCGCTGACGCGATCGCCGTCGAGGCGATCAACGGAGAGCCGATTCGCATTCCCCGTTTGCAGGATGAGCGCAACGGGCTGTTCTGGGGTGACATCCACCTGATCAACGATAAGTTCGATAAAGTTCCGCAGGATACTGTGGTGGACTCATTGGCCCAGTACATGAATGACATGTCGTCACGCACATCGAAGCAGTTCAACTACGCAGCGGCCATGTCGATCCTCTCCGCGGTGCTCGGATCGGACATCCGAGTTCGCACGTCGTTCGGCAGGTTGAGTTGCAACCTCTACACGCTTCTTCTGGGGCGGACGACCCGCGATAAGAAGTCAACCACGGCCAGTTATGTGAAGCACTTCCTCCGTCGTGTCGGAGCAGAGTTCAGCTTGGATCTCATCGGCCCTGAGGATCACACACCCGAAGCCCTGGCTCAGCACTGCGGGGAGCGGCCCGGAGAGTCGCTCCTCGTGATCCTGGATGAGGTGCAGGATCTCTTCGCTCGGGCTATGCGCTCTGGCTCGTACATGGACGGTGAGATCGGGTTCCTTACGAAGGCTTACGATGGTTACATCCCCTCGATAGCCCGGAAGCAGAAGGGCCACGAGTACCGCAGAGAGACGCCGTTCTCCCTGTCGATCCTTTGCATGGGGATTCTGGACCAGGCTGCGGGGAACCTGAAGGTGGAGAAGATCGCTTCGGGGTTCGTCCCGAGGTGTCTGCCTGTTCTGCCCGAGTCCACAGAGTTCGATCCTGCAAGGACCATGGACGACTTCACCATCCTGTCGGACGCAGATGACGAGACGCTCCAGCGACAGGACAATATGTTCAACCTGAACCTTCGAGTTCTGACGCTCGCCAAGCACTACTGGCGTCAGGAGCGCGAGGCCCTGGAACCCTTCACGGTCGAGGGTGAGGACGCGCGCGCTCTCATCGCCTTCGAGGAGAAGGCCTTGGATCGTATCCGGGACGCGGGGAACATGTGCGCAGTTCTCGCGGACCAGCACCCGTTATACAGCGAGTACTTGATCCCTTGCGTTGAACGTCTGGGTCTGTCGATCCTTCGTATGGCCGCTCTGATCGTTGCCGCTGAACGGCAGCACACGGTCAAGATGCGCCATGCGGTGAAGGCTGTTCAGTTGGCAGAGGTTCACCTGAAGGCCTTCGAAGCGTTCGTCGCCTGTGCTGCGGACTCTGACATTAGCAAGGATGTCGCGCAGGTCGAGGCCTTCCTGGCGGCCCAACCCAACAAGACAGCGACGCGCGACGCAGTGCTGGGTCACCTTCTCCGCCGGATCGACAATACCCGACGAGCCGATGAGATCGTCGATGCCGGGGCTCGCATGGGGCGTCTCGCCGTCCCAGTTATGAGAAACGAAGCAGGGAAGAAGGTCAGGATGGTCTCACTCAAGCAACGAGACTGACTCGTGAGAACCCCGGGTTGCGGCCCGGGGTTCTCTCTGTGTACTATACATATGTACCAACCAGTGAGGAGAGAACCGTGCAGATATTGGTACCAGACGTCAACGGCCTGACAGGAGAGCAGTTCGTTGCGCTACAGCAGGCCAAGAAGGCTGCGGGCATCGAGGGCCGGATCGAGGTCGCCGACCGAGCCAAGCCAGGCAACCGATTCACTGCGGGAGCCTTTGGAGCCCCGGGGACGTGGACACTCGACCAGCTCGACAGGGCGGCGAGGACCGAGGGCCGCTCGCAGAACTCCTACGGGTTCGAGAGCATCTTTGATGGCACCGAGCTCCACCTGGACATCGAGACCTACTCGACTGTCGATCTGAAGAAGAACACTGTCTATCGATACGTCGAGGACGAGGAGTGGATGATCCTCATCTGCTCATGGTGCATCGGCAGAGGCGAGATCCACACCGCGTACGGACATGAGGAAGTCTCCGGAATTCCCGGACTGTTCGATCCCGCGGTGAAGAAGATCGCCCACAACAGCGACTTCGAGCGGATCAACTTCAGCGCGTTGAAAGGCCTCCCTGTCGGTACGTACATCGATCCCGAGGAGTACATCGACACGGCCGTGCTGGCCTCGCTGTGGGGCTACCCCCGGTCTCTGAAAGGGTTCTGCAAAGTCGTCGGAGGTGAGGCTAAGGATGAGGCCGGCGGAAGGCTCATCAACATGTTCTCCGTACCCAACCGCAAGGGCGGGAGGACGCTGCCCGAGGAGCGCCCCGCGGACTGGGAGGCCTATGTCGAATACAACCGACAGGACGTCATCTCCATGCGGGACAACATCTACCGGCTCGGCAAAGGGTTCCCATCGGCTGAGGAGTACGAGGCTTGGATCACCGCCACGCGGATCAACGACCGGGGCATCAAGATCGACACGGCGTTGGCTGGTGCTGCACATCGTCAGTACGAGGCGAACAAGGCCCGGGACCTGGCTCGGGTCAAGGAGATCACGGGGCTGGACAACCCGAACAGCGTGCAGCAGTTCAAGGGCTGGCTCGCTGATCAGGGCTTCGAGATGGAGTCCATTGACAAGGCCCACGTTGCCGAGCTCCTGGAGCGCGATGATCTCCCGGACGAGGTTCGTGAGGCTGTTGAGCGCAAGCAGTTGGCTGCCCTGTCGGCAGCGACCAAGTACGTCGTTGCTCAGGGATCGACGAACTCGGACGGTCGGTTGCGCGGGACGATCAAGTACAGCAATGCAAACACCGGTAGGATGACCGGGGTCACACTGAGCCCACACAATCTTCCCCGCGACCACTTCACGGACGCCGAGGAAGAGCACGATACCGAGGCAGAGCAGGTGGCGATCGACAAGTTGCTAGCCGGCGTGCATGTGGGCTCGGAGGACCTCAAGAAACTCGTGCGCCCGCTGCTCGTGGGGCCCTTCACCGTGTCGGACTACAGTGCCATTGAGGCCCGCCTCACCGCGTGGGCAGCCGGGGAGGACAGTGTCCTGGAGTCCTTCCGCAATGGTGAGGATATCTACGTTGCCACGGCGGAACGTATGGGCGGGGCGAAGGCGGGGTTCGATCGGCAGCGCGGGAAATCCGCTACTCTTGGTTGCATTGCTGAAGGTTCACTCGTGCTTACGGATCGAGGTCTCGTACCGATTGAAAACGTTGGTGTTGCAGACAAAGTCTGGGATGGGGTAGAGCTTGTGCGGCACGAAGGCGTCATCTACAAAGGACAGAAAGAAGTGATGCACTATGGCGGACTCACCGCGACCCCGGATCACAAAGTATGGGCCTCGTTCGAGGGGGAACCTCGGGCGGTACGACTCGACTACGCCGCCTCCTGCGGAGCACGTCTCATACGTACCGGATCGAGTAGGGCTCCAGTACGGCTGGGTGAAGGAGAAACGCAAGAATTGGAGAATGATCGAACAACGGTTGCAGTCTATGACATCCTGAACGCAGGACCGCGACACCGCTTCACTGTCTCTGATGTGCTCGTCCACAATTGCGGTTTCGGCGGGGGAGCAGGAGCACTACTCAACCTTGGTGGGGCCAAGATTTACCCGAAGGGCACACCCGATGACGTGATCTGGGAGGGGCTCACCTCGTTGGTCGAGACCTGGCGAATCGCCCACCCGCACATCGTTTCATGGTGGAAGCAGGTCCACACCGCCTTCGACAAGGGTGGACCAGCATCACGGCGAATCCCCGTGGATGTCGAGATCGTGGGCAACGACCGCTACGTCTGGCTGCCTTCAGGCCGGGCGCTCGTCTACCACAACTGCCGCCGCGAGTACGTACAGCCCAAGGACCGCAACGGCAAGCCGCTGCCCTACCGACGTCGGGCGTGGGTCTGCGATGCTGTCGTGGGCAACGGTACGCAGCGACGCATCGTGGGCGGCCCCACGCAGGTCGAGAACATTATCCAGGCCATCGGCAGGGACTTGCTCACGCACGCCCTCGTCAACGTCGAACGAGCCGGATTCCGCACGGTCACGCACGTTCATGATGAGATCGTTACAGAGACTACTGGCGGATTGACCGTAGAGAGACTATCCTCGCTTATGTGCGACCTACCGGACTGGGCAGAGGGACTGCCGGTCGAAGCGGCCGGTTACACGACACAGAGATACCGGAAGGACTGACCATGATCTACCCCGCACATCCTGATGACTGCCTCGTCGAACGATTCGTTCGTCCCCGGCCCCGCACCTGCTGGGCCATCAAGATCGAGGAGCGCTCCATCGAGGCGGCCCGCACTGTTGCCCGTCGCTACGGTGTCAGCCTCCGCGACCCCGAGTTCTTCTACGGGCAGTGGATGGTGATATGGCCCGACAAGAACGTCGAGTTCTACTCCGACAAGGACCTGGACGCCACCTTCGAGACGGAGCACCTCTGATGCATCTCCCATTCGCAGTGGACCGCTTCATCGCCGTCCTGGAGGACAACTACAACAACGCCACTACTGATGCGGGCAGGGATCAGGTCGTCGCAGACGCCTGCCGACTGTGGGCCATCTGGCAGCCAGTACCACCCGCATCAGCCGCGATCTCGCAGTGGATCAATGAACACAAGAAGGAGAACCGATGAAGTTCAAGACACAACCGCAAGCCCTCGGTTCGCTCAAGATCGGTGAGAAGGTGCTCATGCCTGTCGAGCTGGCTGCCACTCTCATCGCCATCGAGCCGCCCAACGACAAGGGTCTGTGCAAGGTGACCTGGGAGTTCCCCGAGGTCAACGTCCGATTCCACACATACAGTACCCGGTACACATCGGTGAACAAGGTGACCGGAAAGGAGGAGACCGATGAGTGAGCGCATCCTGGCTGTCGATGCCGGGGTCTCGACAGGCTGGGTCCTGGGCCAGCAGCCAAGTGACCCGTACGACGAAGGCTCCGAGATTCTTGACTTCGGCCAGTTCCGCAGCGAGCGCTGGGAGGAGACGGTCACTGAGCTCCTCACCAAGCTCACCAGTGAGCCGACCACCGTCGTTATCGAGCAGTTTGACCTGCGGCCCAACAACAAGTTCCGCGCCGATCTCACCACGGTCAAGGTCAACAGCGCCCTGTCGTACTGCGCCACAGCGTGGAACCCGAGTGTCCGCCTCATCTGGCAGACCCCGGGGCAGGCCAAGGGTGTCATCACCGACAAGGCGCTTAAGGCCCTGGGCTTCTGGCCCACCGGTAAGAATGTCGGCTGTCCGGATGCCGACGACGTGCGTGACGCCGCGCGCCACTTCTACTATTACTCGATCAAGACATGCCACGATGCCAGCCTGGCCGCACGAATGGGAGGACGTCATGTCAACACCGATTGATCGGTTCCAGGAAATTTGCGACGAGCAGCTTGGAGCAGAGGCCGGGCAGGAACACCTGGATGTTGATGCCAAGCCGTTCATGTACCGGTACGATTACTGCGTGTACGACACACCGTGCTCGATCGCAATTCTCTACACGAACTACATGCTCGTCGGGTGCATGCAGCACAACGGCTACACGTTCTCTTGCAAGTCGCGCTATGTGACGCTGGAGAGCGTCGAGCAGATGGCCGCTCAGATACGCACGATCCGCCTTGCAGTCGTCGAGAACCTTGTCGAATCTGAAGACGAGTACCTGGGCGTGAGCATGAACTATGACGTCGTTGGTACTTGGGACGTTCGGAAGGGCGGGTTGCAGATCGACGACTACCTCCGCGTCAATTCTTACGGTGGTGTGGTCGGTGGCCCAGGTTATGCCCGAATGCCTCTGGAACAGATGGCCTCCGTCGGGGACGTGGTGAAGCCCGATGTCGTGAACGCCCCAAAGCACTACGCATGGCTGGGCAACGCGCTGGCCGAGCAGGTTGAGAACGTTGGTGATGTCGAGGTCTTCCACGTACTCATGGCTGCGTTCGACAAGGAGCCTCTTCTGTGGCAAGTCGGCAAGTACCTGCTTCGCGCAGGGCGCAAGGACGACAGGAAGCAGGACCTTGAGAAGGCGAGGTGGTACCTGGACAAGGCCATCGAAGACTGATATACTCACTTCGGTCCGCATGAAGCGTGTTGACTAGTTTGCACAAGAAGACCCCGGTTGCCGCCGGGGTCTTCTTGTTATTCCTCGTCGAGCTCGGCCTCAAGCTCGGTGACGCGCTTGTGGAGCCTGGTGATCTCCTCGGAGTACTGCTTGACTAGGATGTCCTTGGCCTTCAGGAGTTCGGCCCAATTGTCCGTGACCTGCTTGGACTTCTGGAGCTCGGACTCCCGGATGCCTCGCTTCCTGTCGGCCAGAACCTTCATGACTTGAGGGACGGAAGCGGCAAGAGCTGTGGCGAGCGCAATGACTGATGTAATTGTGGCGCTCACCTCAGGGCCTCCGCTCGATCGCATCCTTCGCGTCCTGGACTGAACGAGCACGTTTCACAGCTGAGTGGAGGACGTTCCACCGCGCAACCAGGAAGAACCACAGAGCCCACAGTAGGAGCGCATGGGGTCGGGACCCAGGGCCGTTCAGGGCTATGATACCGCTGGCCGCCATGAAGCCCAGGAGCGGAGTCAGAGCCACGTACTCGAACTGCGACAGGCGCCGGAGGACGAAGATCATAGCAAACAGGGCCGTGACGAAAACCCCCAGGAACAGTAGCATGTGGTAGTGCAGTGCGAGCTCGGGAATGTCCATAAAGTGCCGAGGTCCGTGCAAACGCGAGATGGCGTAGGCCGACAATGAGCCGTACGACAGGGCGCGGGAGAACCTGTCGAGGTGCCGCTGCCAGGGGGGCGCGGAGACGTAGGCGCTCATTTGACCCACCCGTAGATGACGTAGTTCGTCGTGATGAGATGCCCGACGATGCCGCGGGGGACGATGATCCTGATCCGCTTGATCGTGCCATCCTTCTCGGAGAACTGGTGCCAGTTGTTGTTGTCGGCCGAGAAGGCGCCAGGCCACTCCTCCGCGTTCCCGTTGGTGATCAGTGTCACCGCAACGCCGGTGTAGGTGTTCTTCAACGGCAGGTAGGCGAAGGCGGAGTCCGTGGTCTGGTCGTTGCCATAGTAGGACCACTCAGTGATCCTTAAGACGGAGACACCCATCTCCTGTCGGAACTTCGACTCCTCGCCCTGCTTGCCCCACAGGATTCTGCCGTAGCAGGGAGTGGCAGGGGTGAAGGTCTCGTTGCCGTTCACCATCCAGGAGGCGATTGAATCACCGTTCATCTTCCAGCCAGCGCCGTCCCACGTGATGAACTTGCCGTTGTTCTTCAGGTAGAAGAGGAACGGGTTGTCGGTGGTCGGCTTGAGACCCGTGCGTTCCAGCTCCATGCGCTTGGTGGTGGCGCCCTGGATGTTGGTCACGCAGTAGACTCCGTTGTACCGGAGGTTCTGGATGGCGTTCGACACGGAGTTCATGCCCAGGTTAAGGAAGTTCTCCCAGGTGTTGACCGTGTCGTCCGCGGAGTACTTGTAGACCCCGTTGCTGTCTATGGCTCCCATGTAAGACCCTCCACGAACTCTTTGCTCAGATAGCCCGAGTCTATCGCTTCCTTGCGGGTAATCTCCGCACGAGTAACGTTGCCCCCTGGAATCCGACGGGCCGCTTTGACCTGCCAGGAGAACCAGGTGCCCGCCTCGCCCTCGACCTCGAACTCTCCACCCTCGACAGGGCCGAGGACCTTCACACCATTCGAAGCGAACACGGAGACCGGGACGTCCGGCCGGTGAAGAGGCTCGAAGTAGTCGGGCAGGGACACGGTCATATGACCGGACTCCGGAAGCGTCTCGTTGCCCCAATACTCGATACCGTCGTGCGGGGACTCGGTGCACCCGTGAACGAGAATCTTCTCCTTGTCGAGCGGGTGGGCCTCCACGAAGGTCTTAGGCTGGTTGGCGTGGAAGCCCCCGCTCACAGTCAGCCCATCGAGGAAGTTCCCCTTGCCGCGGAAGTGGACGGCCTTACCGGCTTGGAAATTGAGAACCCCCTTCGTGATGAAGTATGAGTTCGTTGGAGACATGGAGAGGTGCCAACCGCGGATGCGGTTCGAGTCGTAACTACCCTCGACGAGGAATGTGTGCTTCGACAGGTTTAACTGTGCGAGATCCTTCTCATTCGCGTTGAAGTCCAAGGCATTGATGCGTAGGCCGTCATTCATAGCCGAGATACGAGAGCACTGCCCTGGGTACCCGCCATAAGGAGTGAGTTCAATACGACCCGGTGTAAGCTGCGTACCGACACGGAGAGTATCTCCGAAGGTGTGGTAGAGATTCACCAACGGGGTCCTGGACCAGATGCCGATAGACATCTGCGGTTTGTCGGTCTCGGGGTCATACGCTAGCACACCAGAAATGCGCCCATTGATAGTCTGATTGCTGTCGATGACCGGCAGGTTTGACCCCGTACCAAAACGAATATTCTGCCTTGTCCTCTCGGGGTCGAGCAGGAAGTCACCGCCGATGAACCGCCCACCGATGAAGGTCTGGCCCTTCAGGGTGTCGGCATCGATCAGTGAGGCGTTCAGTGTACCGGTGACGATCTTGTTCGCATCCAAGGACGCGACCACAGCGCTGTCCGCAGTGATGGCACCCGCTGCGAGCTTAGCCGCAGTGATCGAGCCCGCTGCGATGCGCTGGCCGTTCAGCAGACCAGTCGTGATGGTACCTGCGTCGAGGCTCCCGATCACTCCGGACTCAGCAGTGATGGTACCGACCTGGAGCTTGTCCGCAGATATCGAACCCGCAGCGATGTGCGCACCACGGATCGTGTTCGCTTCGATGAGCTCCCCGGTGATCTTGTTGGCGACGATGGACTTCGCCTGAATGATCCCGGCCCAGATGGTGTCGGCAACGGCCTTCTGAATTTGAGCCGTGCCAGCCGTGAGCTTACCGACATCGAGGGTGGAGATCATACCATCAGTCAGGCGCTGCTGAATCCACTCCAGCCCGCTCCAGCGATACTCGACAAGGATGGATCCCGTCTTGGGTTCACGACCACGCGCCGTGTCGCCCGGGTTGTACCCGCGAAGAGGTGGGAAGCCGGCGCCGTCGTAGTAGAAGACGCGTCCCCCATCTTGTCGGATCATCTCCAGGATGTCGTTACGGAGCTTGTCCGCACGCTTGGCGATATTGAACGCCTCGGGATCCTGTTTCGGATCGACCTCAACCCACTCCGAGCCGTTGTGCCCGTGCACAACCTGAGAGCCATGAGCAGATGGGTTCCAGCCCGGAAACAAGTCAGGGCCTGGTGTCGTCCGGTTTCCCGGCCAGGTGATGTACTCGTAAGAGCCCATGTCACTTCGCCCGGATGATGTAGTTCAGAACCGTGTACGGGGGCATGTTGTTGTGCGGGTTGTTCGCACCGACGGGTTGAGCCTTCAACTCACCCATAGAACCACCGGCAGTACCCGAGGCAATGTTCCACTGAGTGCCACCGGAGACGTTCGATCCCCAGATACCCATGTCGCCCCAGTTAGCCACCGAGGGGTTACCGAGCTTGTGCTCGTGCGATGGCATCTCTGCAACGGTCAGAGTATGGGTGATCTCGCCGCCCTTGTTGTTCAGGTTCCGGAACACTGAATTAGTTTCATCTCGACCGACAAGGACCATACCCTGAAGGTTGGGCAGCACGAAGTTGCCCCCTTCCTCGGGACCATAAAGGTTGCGACACACCGAGTAGAGCTGAGGGTACTGAGACGTGTTAACCTTGCGCCCATCACACAGGAAGTAGTTCTCCGGAACCTGCACACCAACCCACGCGAAGACCGCACCGACAGGGACGGTGGGCCCGTTGGTGAAAGGTCTGAGGAAGTATTTCTCCAGCTTGATCAGGAACTCGTTACCATCGATGTAGGTCTTCAGGGTGTTGATGGCGTCTTGGACGGCCTTTACCTCCGTGGACTTGGCGAAGGTGGCTTGCGCGGAGTTCCAGTGATCCGCATCGTTCTTCAGAGCCTGTGTAGCGTCGGCCTGGGCCTTAACCACCGCGGTCTTGTTCTCGGCCGCTGACGCAATCGCTGCCTCGGCGTTCTTGGACGCCGCGACAACGCCGTCCTCAACCTTATTCAGCTTGACGGCGGTGATGGGCGTGGCCTGAGCGCCCTCGCCGTCAACCCAGTTCGCGTTCCGATCGTAAGGCATTAGTCTTCCTTCCCCGCCTTCCTCATGCGGAACAGTTTACCGTCGGGAGACATCCATACAGAAGTATTAACGATGCCCTTCGACGGCGGGTAGGGGGAAGTGAGCACCTGACCCTCGATACGACGGAATGTATCGGCGACGCCCTGGCTGGCTTGGGCGAGCCGGGCCTGAAGGTTGTCGTTGTTCGTCATCTCAACGCCCATGAGCCAGACGTTGTTCGCCAGTGACGACAGGCCGTCGATCCAGGGGACCACCACGTTCTCACGGTTGTTTGGGTCATAGGCCGCGATGATGGTCGTCTTGAAGATGTGCGACTGCCCGTCCGGAGGAACCACGAAGATGTTCGGGCTCGGGTTGACGTTGCGCTTCCACGCGTTGTCGGAGTAGAAGTCGAAACCCACCTGGAACTGGGCGGTCTGCGTGGACTCGTTCCTCAGCGAGAACGCGAACGTGTACGTGTCGTTCTTCGTGGCGCGCTTCACCTTCGGAGGAAGGATCAGCAGACGTCTGGCTCCGCCAGACGTGTCACCATCAACCCAGTGGTAGCGCCCTGGGTAGTCGGTCTCGATTCGCCAGTTCGAAGGCGTCGTGGCCGTGGTCCAAGCGACGGGGAACGTAGCATCCAGGATGTCCGACGTGCCAGAACGGAGACGCTCCAGCGCGGCCCTGTCCTCATCTGACATGGAGGTCTTCGGTGTAACATCCACGAAGTCCTGACGGGACTGGTCATAGGAGTACATCCGGTAGCCGTCGTCCGTGTCGAACCACAGGTCGCCCTGCTTACGCCCAGCGAGCGGTGGCTTGTCCGGCCGGTAGAAGATGGTGTTCTTTCCATCTGCGCTCTTCTGCGCCTGCTCCGCAGCGAGCTTGGCCGCAGTGGCCATGTCCTCCAGGCCCTGCGCCTTCTTCAGCGCCTGGTTCGCCTCGGTCTGCGCCTGGGCAGCCTTCTTAGCAGCCTCGACGATGTCCGGGTCCTTGATCGGCACCCACTTGTCAGTGGCCTTGTCGTAGCGGTAAGGTTCATTCTTCCCGTCCGCAGTGTTGATCCACAGGTTGCCCTCGACACGGTCGGCCCCAGCGGGCTCAGTCGGCGAGACGATCACACGACCATCACTGCCAGCCTTCTCCTTGATGTCCTTGATCTGCTTCTCAAGGTCGGCCTTGGTCTTGTCGTACTTCTTGTCCGCCTCATCAGCGCGCTTCTGAAGCTGGACGACGCCGTCGTGAGCCTCCTCCAGGTTGTCCGACAGGGACTTGGAGAGGTTCTTCAGATCGACGGCGCCCTCGCCCAACGTACCCGTGCCATAAGTCTGACGAACCCACTTTCCAGCCACGTCGAGCTTGAAGTTCTCGGCCTTGTCACCGACGCGCTTCATGGAGGCCTGCTCCCAGCGCCATATCTCGGTGACGTTGTTCTTGTCTCCGACGTAGACGTACCAGACCGCATTAGGGTGCAGCGGGTAGTCCGGCTTCTCCTTCTGCACTCCCGGAGTGCGGTTCACCGGCGGGCGAGTGGACCAGGTCACTGCGTCCTGAGCGAGGCGAGACACACGCTCGATGGACTCGTTGTCCGCGAGCTTGTCACGCATCTGCGCGATCTCGCCGGCCATGGGCGCCCAGCGGTTCGCAGCGTGACTCGCGGAGACGATAGCGTCACTGGTGCGTTGCTCCAGCTTGTTGATCTTTCGCTCGATGGCGCAGGTCCAGGACTGCGTCTGCTTCGAGACGTTCGGTGCAGGGTACAGGTGCCCCTCGTAGTCCCGGCTCATAGAATCCCCTTGTCGCTGATCTGCTGAAGCGTCTGCCCACCACCGGAAAGCATCCGAACCTTCGGGTACACGCGCTGAACGTCACCCAGTGTCGTATCTCTGGCGGAGGTCAACTGAGCATTATTATCCGACAGGGAGGCGTTCGATACACGCCACCAGTGCCCGTCCTGCTTGTACCGGACCCCCGCGAGGCGACCGAAGACCTGGCGCTCGCCGTTGGCCTCGGTGTCTCGAAGCGGGTTGGCGCCCTGCCACGTGGAGTTCAGGGCGTGCCCGCTGTACTGGTCCGCGGCCCACTGAGCAGCATGGTATGCCTGAGTCCGCGTGGTGATGCACTGGTTGTCGATCGTCTGCTCCTCATCCGTTCCGGGTGTACCGGTGTGGAAAGGGACCGTCTCGATATCGACGTAGGTTCCGTTCTCCCCGAGCAGAAAGAGGCCGTTGTAGTCGGTCTTCCCGTCGGACTCGCAGATGCGGTAGGGGCTGAGCTCGTCGAACAGCATGCCGGTGACGATGACATCGACAGAGCGCTTGTCCTTGTTGAGGCGCACCTCAAGGCCCCCGCCCATGTCGTACCACTGAGCCGGGGTGATCGCCTTGTTGTCCTTGCCGACAACCATGTAGATGCCGTTCGGCGTGTTCTGATTGTCCACCAGGGGGGCCTTGTTGACAACGGGGATCGCCATGACCTGGCGAGGCTGCCGCACAGAGGACACCTCGCAGGGAAGCTGGAGAGTGGTCACTGTCTGCTCCCCCGCGTTCACGGTGATCACAGGCGTGTCGGTCTGCCCGAACGTCGTCTTGGCATCTGGGTAAAGCAGGGGCGCCGGGGGCCAGATCACATCATGCCTGAAGGCGCGGCGGTGGTAGACATTCACGTCGATGTTCTTCACTTTCTGCGAAGAACTCATCGTGTGGTTATAGCCGGAGACCACATCGTTCACGTACATGATCCGGTTGCGGAGCGGCTGGAACTTGAGCTTGCCGACCTCCCAGGACATGTCGATCTCGTTGGCGCTGAGCCACTGCTTCATGGCCTGCCACACGACAACCCGCTGGGCGGGCACATCGTACTTCTCCTTCAGGAGCGCCTGATCGATCTCCAGCGTGTACTGCGAGCGCTTGATCCCCACCGCATCGAAGAACATCTCGATGACGGACTCAATAGGCTGCTGGGTCAGGCTAGGAATGGTGCCCGCCTGAACAAGCGCTGACAGGGTCGAGCCTCCTGTGAGAGTCCATCCTGACTCGGAACCTTCGATGTCGGTGATGCGGAACTCGGTCGAACCGTACTCATTCGAGATCACGGTCATGCTCTGACCGAGCATCGTCATCAGGTTCGGCTGGTATCCGATGCCCTGCACCTGCAACTGGGGGACCCCGGTGTCCGAGGCGCCCCTGTCGAGCGAAGTGGCATCCTCCACGACAGACCAGGAGGAGACCGTGGAGTTGTCTACTCCTGTGAACCTCACAGCCACGGCCAGACCTCCTTCACCGAGAACTCAACCTTGTGGAACCTCTTGTTGGACTCGACCTGAATCGAGCCCGGATCGACCATCATCGTCGTGAACCCCATCGGTGGTGCGTAGGACGTGATGTCCGGCCCAGCGCCGAGGCGCTGCTGAAGCGAGGTGTTCTTCACGTGCAGGTCGCAGACGAGAATCTGAGTGTCCGGAGTCCAGGCGTCCTGATCGATGTGCAGCCATGGCCCGGCCTTAACAGCATCAGCGGGCACCGTCCACCCTCCGGACCACTGGGCCCAGCCGTCACCGAGCTCGGAGCGCTTCTGGAGCCCGACATCGGTCAGCCCGGATGTACCGTTCGCTTTGAGATATCTCACACCGCCTTTGAAGGCCTTCGAGCCCTTGAGCACCTTGGCCTTCACCTCGATGTCGATCCTGTCCCCACCCTTCAGGGCCGAGTAGTACTCCTCGGGAATGTAATGGTCCCGAACATTCAGCAACCGGGCTCGTCCGACAGGGGCTCGTTCCGAGGTCTCCTCTCCGATCAGCACGCCGCCCGGATTCATCTCCGGGTTGGTGAACAGCGACCAAGGAGCGTGGGGGTCGAGGTCCAAGTAGCCGGATCCAGCATCAAGCACTCCACGAATCCAGTGCAGGAGACCCGATCCGTTGGCCTCTGCGGGCTTGATCGTGATAGTCGCACGCTGCACCATGTCCGTGTCGTTCGGTACGATCTTCGTCTCATATGGGGCTAGTGGAGAGCCATCCTTGAACACGAACTTCTGCGTGTCATCCCCGACAGTCTGCACGTAAAAGGTGTAGCCTGGAGGAATCAGCACGGTCTCCTCGTACGAAGCCGGAGCCGTGGTCGCCTTACCTGTCATCCGCAGCGCGTACTCTGGACCCGCGCCTGAGCGGGTGTCCATCTGGGCGAGCACTGTGCCGTCCTTCGCAAAGGCTATGGGCGACAGGGTGTCCACCAGGAGGAACGGCTTCCCGAGGAAGGGCGACAGGACGTTGAGGTCCGGCCTGTTCAAGCAATCCACGTACCGAATAGGGTTCGAGCCTGCCGTCGAGATCAGGTCCATGAGCGCCACGTAGTCCGACGGAGCCATCACGTTCCAAGAGAGCTTGTACGCCTTCGAGGCATATCGAGAGGGGGTCATCCCATTCGCCCCGTTGACGAGCTGGGTGACCTGCCCCCAGGGTGTCGCTTGAATAGCAGCGTCCTTGGCCGGAGCTGGAAGAACAAGATTCTTGTCTCCGACCCCGAGCACGCATCGGTTATCCAGGACTGCCATCAGTACGACCCCCTCTGTCCGTTAACCGCATTGTATCGGTTAACCGAAGTGGAGATCACGCGCCCATCGAGTGTGATCATGCTCGACATGGACCGAGCGAGCGCTGCAATGGTCCGAGAGGAGAGGTCAACTCCGCCCCGCGGAATCCCACCACTGGAGTACGACACGGACGGGGCATAGCGCCGGGCATTGATCGCGTCGAACATCCCGGAGCCATAGGTCTCCACAGCGCTGCGGTTGATGACGTACTCCCCGCTGCGGACCGCGAACAGGGACCCCGTCGGGTTCATCGCGAGCAGATTGTCCGTATGGTAGTTCCCACCTGGGTTGCCCGGGATCATCCCACCAGCAGGACCACCCCCAGCGAACCCGGCGATCGGGGCACCCAGGGCGATTCCGACACGGGACCGAATCGGACCACCGTTGGCATAAGCCGGAATCTGACCGCCATTGTGGAACCAGGACTTGACCGTGTTCCAGGCCGAGCCGACCTGCTGCGCGACGAACTGGACCGTGCGCGTGGTGGCCAACTGAGTGAAGGCATTCATGACTCCCCAGTAGGAGCCCTCATCCTTCTTCGCTTTGAAATAGGCCTCCCTGTCCTCGGCGGCCTTATTCAGAGCCTCGGTGACGGAACGTTTCTTGCTCTCGTTCGTCTTGGGCTCGTACTCCGCGTCACGATCCTCGGCGGTCTCGTCAAGCTCCTTGTCGGTGTTGTTCTTGTCACCTTCATTGACGTCAGGCTTGTACTCAGCCTCCCGAGGCTCACCGGTCTCGTCGAGCTCCTCCTTGGTCCCCTGGTTATCACCCTCATTGACTTCGGGTTTGTACTCGACATCCTGATCCGCACCAGCAGCGTTCAGCTGTTCTAGTGCGGCGTTGTACGTCTCATCATCGACATCGGAGTTGTAGTTCGCCGTGCGCTCCTGAGATAGGGCGTCAAGGTCCTCCTGAGTGAGGCCGAACATCTCCGAGTTGATCTCAGGAAGGTACTGCTTGTTCTCAGGCTTAGCGAGCTCTTCGAGGTAGTTCTTGGTCTCATCGAACTCCTCGTTGGCCGCTGTCGGAATGTACCGCTTGTACATGTCGAAGGCGATCTCCTTCGCCTCCGCATTGAAACGAGCCTTACCGGTCTCATCCATCTCCGGGATGTACTGAACAGGACGACCCTCGGCATTCGCCTTGTCACCATTGGCCAGCGCATCGAGCTCCTCCAGCACGAAGCTCTTCGCATCCCTGACGACATCAGGCTTGTACTCCGCCTCACGGGGCTCAGCCATGTCGTCGAGGGCTCCACCGGTCTCCGCAGCGGAAGGCTCATCGAGCTCAGTTGGAATCTCCGCCGGGCCGTAGTCGCCGTTGGCGACGTCTTCAATAGCCTGCTGGGTCGCAGCGGCCGTGCCGTTGTCCGTGACGCTCTCCTCGACAGAGCGGGGAACGCTCTGGATCGTGGATGCCAGACTGTCGAACCCACCGGCGAGCTCAGTGACTTCGCCGCGGTTGAAGCCCATCTGAACCGCCTGGTTGATGAACTCCTCCTTGAGCTGGCGTGCATAGGCTGCGACCTGCTCATTCGAGGCGCCCGTGGCGGCGTAGGCCTCAATCATCTCCATCATGGTGGACTGCAACTGCTTCAGTGCAGCCCTGTTCTCGATGGCGGCCTGCGTGTAGCCCTTGAGGGCGAACATGCCCTTCTGGGCCTCAGCGATCTCCTTCTCCTTGTCAGCGATCTGGGAGCGAGTGTCGTTGATGTTCTTATTCGCCTTGTCGATGTCAGTCTGAGTGGACTGAATGCGCTCCTTGTCGCCGTACTTCTTCGCGATCTCGTTGAAGTACTTGGCGTCGCGGAGTTCCTGCTGCTGTTCCGACAGGGTGGTGTTAAGATCCTCGATCGACTTCTTGGCGTCCGCAATGGTCTTACGAGCGTCCTCGATCTTCTTCCTCATAGTGTTGAGCTGCGAGTGGTAGTTGTCCTTCGCCGAGCGGGACTTCCACCACTTCTCCATGCTCTCCTTCATCGCGGTGGAGAGGCGCGACAGGAAGTCCTTGAAGAGCTCGGCGGGCGACTTCTCCTTCTGCTTCGACTTGGAAGAACCTCCGGTGGGCGTGTGAGACCTGGGCGTGTGAGACCTGGGCGTGTGAGACCGAGGTGTGGAGGACCTGCGTGGTGTGTGCGAGCGGGGCGTGTGGCCACCGCCACCGCCACCTCCGCCGCCTCCGCCCCCACGGGACTTGCGAGGCGTCGGCTGGTAACGGCCCATAGCGGATTGGAACGCAGCCTTCGCGTTGCCCGCACCCTTACCCTTCTTGGTGAGCTGCCCACCGATCTTGCCAGCGGCCGCACCGGTCTTGGCGCCCGCTAGCATCGCCTTGGCGAGCGACAGGCGCTGGATGATCTGCCCGACAACGGAGTCGGTCTCGACCTTCATGTTCTTCAGATCGACCTTGAGCCCGTTGTAGTTGACTCCAGGGCCGTTGATGTTCTTGGAGATGATCTGCCAAAGGATGCCCATGTCCTGATCAGAGGCGCTCAGCATCTTCTGGAGGTCGGAGAACGTTGTCGAACCATCGATGTTCGCACCGGGGATCGTCTGGTTGAAGACGTTGTAGATGTCCGACATCCCCTGCTCGCTGATGCCGAGCTGCTCCTGGACGCTCGACAGGGTGGCCGAGGGGTCGATCTCGATGCCGGGGACTGTCTGGCTGGTGGTTGCAGCGACCCCGTCAACACCCTGCTGCGCCACCTGCTGGGCCTGGTCAACACCCTGCTGCGTCGGGGTGTTGTCCACCTGCGGGCCGGGCATCGTCTGACCGAGCATGGCTCCGACGTTGTTCATGGCCTGCTGGACCTGCGAGGTGTCGATGCCCTGCTGGCCGATCTGATCGATAGCGGCCTGCACGTAGTCCTGAACGTACTTCTGGGCCTCAGCACCAGTCAGACCTAGGTTCTGGGCGACCTGCATGGCGTTCTCCGCCACGGCCTTCAGGTAGGTCTGAAGGTTCTGAAGGTTCTGCCTACCGCCCTCAGTCGTGGTGTTGATCACATTGCCATTGTCCTGGAGGCCCTGGTTGAACTTGTCCAGAGCATCGAACATGGCAGCTTCGGCGTTCTCGAACCCGAAGGCCCTGTCGATCGCCGAGTCCACAGCAGATTTCCACTTGTCCCAAGCCTCCGCGGCCTTGTCGGCAGCACTGGAGTTCTCGTCCGCAGCGCCGTTCATACCCTGGAGCGCGCCGTTGGCCTCATCTGCCGACAGGCCGAGACCCTGAAGAATCTGCTTCTGAGCATCCTGAGACCCCATGGCCTGCGAGACGGCAGCCCCGACCCCGTCGTTGGCGTCCTGGAGACCTTTCAAAGCGTTGATCTGGTTGTTGATCGCGTTCGTCTGGTCGTCGGTCGCCTTGGTGTGGGCTTTACCGCCTGCCTGAGCATTGGGGTCCTTGAAGGTCTGCGACTGAGCAGCATCAAGGTCGGCCTTCTTCTGGTTCAGCTGGTCGATGAAGCCTTGAACGTACGCGGATGCGGCGCCCTGGCCCTCTGTCGCTGCCTTCCTGGCGTACTCACCCCAGTCGAAGCCGAGTTCCTTCAGTCCGTTGAGCTGGTCACCGGTGAGCTTCTTGAAGCCCTCAGACCCGGCGATCGCGTTGCGGATGAGCTCAGCAGTGTTCTTGCCGATCTGAAGCGTGGTGTAGCCCATCTGCTGGGCGACCTCGCGCGTGGCTCGGACGATCTCGCCCTGAGCGTTCACGAAGTAGTAGGACTTCTCCGACGCGGTCTTGTAGGCATCCCCGGCTCCGTCGGCGGAGATCATCAGGTCTCCGAGGCTGCGCTGCGAGCCGTTGGCGATGTCCTGCGTGTCGGCGAGGACGGCTTTCTGCACCTCAGCAGCACCACCCATGGCCGACAGCATCTCCGCACCGGCCTTCTGAGCCTTCTCAGCAGCGATCTCCTCGGCGTTGGCGATCTGGTTGTAGCCCTCAGCAATAGCGGGCAGGGCCGACAGGGCGAGGGAGGCCCAACCAGCCGGGCCGAGCGAGGCGAAGAAGCCCTTTATAGCGGTCCCAGCGGCCGCCATAGCTCCGGAGACGGCCGAAATACCCGCGCCCATGGTCCGAGTAGCAGCGGTGGACGCGGAGGCCGCAGAGGAGGCCATGCTGCGCGCTGCACCCAGGCCCTCCTGGGCTGCGGTCTCGGCCTTGATGGCTGTCGTGGCGGCATTGTGAGCGGCGGCCTCGGATGCTGTCGCACCAGCCGACATGGCCGATGTACCCGCGGTGCTACCGGTAAGGCGCTGCTGAGCGACCTCCGCCTGAGCGGCCTTCACACGAGCGTACAGAGCGGGCTGCTCGGACAGGGCCGCGTTGGCCTGCTGGATAGCCTTAGCGATGTTGCTCCAGGACAACTGCCCAGAGAGTCCTGCCTCGACCATGTTCTTACGGACCTGCATCATCGAGGAGGCGACCGACAGGACGCCCGCCTGGAGAAGCTTAGCGCCGGTCTGGAGGGCGATGAAGATCGTCACACCGCCGGCGAACGCCGCGATGACCCGACCGACCGGGGTCTCCCCCAGGCTCGACAGGGCGTTGGCGAGCGCCTGGACACCGTCTAGGATCAGCTTCAGCGGAGCCAGGAACGGCTCACCGAAGGAGGCCATCATGTTCTCCAGCGCGTTCTTAGTTTGCGCGATGGTCTCGGTCATGGTGGCGTTGAGCTTCTCCATGGACTGCTCTAGGAAGCCCGTGTTCGACCCGGCCTCAGCGGAGTTGTCCATGGTCTCCTTGAGCAGGTCGAAGTTCACCGCGAGACGCTTCACGAGCTCGATGTCACGGGTGGACTTCAGACCGATGTCGGAGAGCATCTGGGTCATCTCCACGCCGTTCCCGGCCTTGGAAATGGACTCGATGAGTTGGTTGAAGAACTTCGAGGGGTCGTTCTTCCAGAGCTCCAAAGCCTCCTCGTTGGAGATGTGCATCTGCTGGGCGAAGTCGGCCATGCCCTCAGCACCCTGGGCGGCGGCCTTGTTGAAGTTACCGAAGATGCGCTGGAGCGAACCACGGGCCCACTCAGCCTTCACTCCGACGGATGTCAGGGCTGTAGCGTAGGCGAGGGTAGCGTCCTGCCCGATGCCTGCCGACACGGTGGTGGTCGAAATGCTGTTCGCCATCGTGAGGATCTCGTCCTCGGTGGCGACCGCCTTCGCACCGAGCTCGGCGACCTGGGAGGCCATCTGCTCGTAGGCCTTGTCGCCCCCGTTCAGCGCCATCCCGGCCTGGCTGAAGGTGTTAATCAGACGTCCGAAGTCTTCGGAAGCCTTCTCGGTCGTGGTACCGGTCACCATAGAGAACTCTGCGACAGCGCGGGTGAAGTCCCCGAGTTTCTCCGCGGGGATGTTCATCTGCGCACCGAGCGTACCGATCTGAGAGAGTTCACTGAACGACTTGGAGATGTCAGTGGACATCTGCCGGTACTGGTCACGGAGGGCCTGGAGCGCCCCGCTGGTCTGATCCAACTGGGTCGTACGAGCGATGTCCGCGAAGGCTCGATCCTGGTCGGCTGCTGCCTTGACGACTGATGTGGCGAGCGCTGTCACACCGGCGGCCAGCACCGTCAGGTTGTTGCGAACCTCCTGCGAGGCGAATCGCATATTCTCCAGCGAGTGGATGTGAGCGGTGTTCGCCTGCACAGCCTCATGAGCGGCAGCGACAGAGGCTCGGAGAGCGGCGGCCCGGTCCTGCTCGGCAGCGGCCTCAAGTTTCGCAGCAGCTCGACCTGTGTCTACGGCTGCCTGGTTGGTCTGGATCGCGGACTGGTTCGCAGCCTTGCGGTACTGCGCGGCATAGGCCTTGTCGGTGACATCCGCGAGCTTCTGCTCTGCGTCGATGACCCGCTGGAGAGCGGCGACACGCTCGGAGGCTCCCGCAGTCGTGGCGGCAGTGGCCTTCTGCTCGGTGACGGCCTGCTCAAGAGCGGCCTCGCGGGCCTGCTTACGGACCTCGTTGAGCTGACGCTGGGCCTCGATCTCAGTCTTGGAGCGCCCACCCAGGTTGCTGTCGATGCCAGAGTTCCTCGACATGCCGCTCATGTCGGTGCCGAGCTGCTTGGCGACGCGGGCCATGCGCTCGTAGAGGGCGACCTGCTCCTTGAGTGCGGAGACCTGCTTGCTGTCTGCGATGGTGGCGTTGTTGAGGGCCTGCGACATGCCCTCGATGGCGCTCGTAGTGGCCTTGATGGTCGAGGAGACGTCGGTCCGCCCGAGGGCCTGCGAGGCGGCGGTCAGGTCCTTGGTGAGCTTGGCCGCCTGCTGGTAGACCTGGATGTTGGTGGACATCGCCTTCGCGTCGGACGAAGACATGATGTTCTTGTCCATCCAGGAACCGCCACGGCTCGCCTGTGTGAGCGACTTCATGGCGGCGCCCATGGCACCGACCGCATTGACGGCCTGGGCGGCGGAGGACTGGATTTTAGAGGAGCCCTGGATGAAACCGGAGGCGTCGAGTTCAACCTCGTATGAGAGCTTCGACTGGTCGGCCACTGTCGTCCCCTTAATAGAAAACCCGGATTGATACCACCAAGAATATCAATCCGGGTTTCATAGCCCCGCGTCAGGTCGGGACAGAGGCCATAGCCTCCCATGGAGTTGGCAAGGGCTCGAACTCGCCGGTCTCGTCGTAGGAGACTCCGACAGGAACGGCAATCTTAGTCACACCAGGCTGCTTCCGCTCCTTGCGACGCTCCCTGTCCGCCTCGTCCTTCTCCAGGGTCTCGCATCCGTAGCAGATGGTGTCCTGAATATCGAACTGAACCCTGTTGTCGGTGGTCCGTCCGTACCAGACCGGGGTCCCGCACTTGGGGCAGCAGGAGTCGGTGTAGTACTGCCAGGCCATCTCCAAACGGACGTCGAGCTCATTCCTGAAGTCCTGCGGCAAGGGCTCGCGCCTCCAGTCGTTGTCGATCTCATCCCAGACCGGGACAGACCTGCTGTACCTGCCGACAGAGGGGAGGTAGAGCGTCGGTGGAAGGTGCGAGTGCCAGGCAGTCTTCAGAGCGATGACGTACTTCTGATTACTCTTCCTCGTCAGTGATGGCCCAACGAAACGTAGGGTCGGCCATCACCTGCTCCAGAGCCGCAGTGGCGACCTGCGTCTTGTCGAAGCCCTCGATGAGCTTGACCCACTCGGCCTCCGGAAGACGCTGACGCATCTTGGCCGCTTCACGGGAAGTCAGACCCTTCTTGGACTTGCCACCCGACTTGATGCCGATCACAGAGTGCGACAGGTAGTGCTCATAGGCGATCTGCTGTCGGGTCTCACGGAGCTCGTTGGTCTCATCGGCGGTGGCGTTCTTCTTGATCGGAACGGTCGCCACGATGTGATTGCGGATGGCCGAGATCTCAGCAGAGGCCAGAGCACGGAGGGTGAAGACAATGGCGGTCTTCTCCATCTTCTTCAGAACCTCAGCGAGCTCGGTCTCCGGGGTCTTCTCATCGAGCGTGCGCACCGGCTTCTCGGTGGACTGGCGCTCCTCAAGAATCTGCTCCTGGAGCTCCATGGCCCGCTGGGCGAGGGTGGCATCCGGGTAGACGGTGACCTCCCGCTGAGTCTGCTTCACGTTGTCGAGAAGCCCGTCGAGGTCGAGGAGCTCGTCCTCGGTCTCAGCAGAAGTCAGCTTGTCGTCAGACATCAATAATCCAATCTTTCGATTCGTCAATCGGTCCAGACGAGCATACCAAAAGCCCCTGCTCCTTGTGAGAGCAGGGGCTTTTGACTCAGAGCCCGACGATCAGACGAGGGGCTCGTTGATGACCATGGTGCCCTGGGGAAGGAAGGGAACGGTCATCTGGATGGGCTGCTTACCCTCACCGACCTCGTCACGCGGGTTGTCAGGCATGACGAGGAACGCGGAAACGAGCTGACCGGCCTTGGCAGGCGTGGTGTTCTTGTAACCGATGCGCTTCACCAGCCAGCCGGTGACGTTGGCGGAGACACCGCCCTTCTTGAACAGCTCGAACGCGACAGAGGCGGGGGAGTCCGGGTTGCCCTTGCCAGAAGCCTCGTCGAGGGCCTCACGCAGGAAGGTGAGAGAGGCCTCGTAGGCATCCCGGGTCGGGGTGTTGGACGCGGCAGAGTCGCAGATGGTCGTGGTGTCGTCCGTTTCCGAGTCGGTCGGGTTCAGGGTGAAGCCCGAGACGACAGCGCAGGAGATATCCTTGGCCTTCGCGGGAGTCGGCGTGCCCCCACCACCACCAGCAGGGGTGGAGTTGTAGAGCGCAGCCTTGACGACATCCTTGACCGTCGGGGCGTCCGCAATAGGGACCCACCAGATCGTGGTCCCCGGAGGCATCATTTTCTTAACGGCAGCCTGTGCCATGATCAGTCGTCCTTCCTATGACGAGGAACATAATTGCTGTGCGGGGCGCCATCGCCGAGATGAACAACCTCGCCGTTGACGATCCAACCAGTGCCCCCGCAGCATTCCCGGGGCGACACAGGGGTGTCGTCGGGGACACGAGTCAAGCGGCCATCGGTGTTAATCGCATTAGCGTAGTCCTCGGTGTACTCGAAAACCACACCTTCAACGGTCGCGTACTTTGGCATCACACACTCCTGTCCACCGTCACCTGGAAGGTGACGTAAGAAGTGTATCGAACCGGCCTTACGGTACTATCCGTGTTCCCGTACGAGTTGAGCGCTCCGGTCTCGAAGGCCTCGCTCGTGCCTGGGATCTGAAAGCCCAGCAGTCGCCTGCGGACAGCGGCGAGCAAGTGGTTCCGAGCCTTGGGCGACACGGAGGAGATGAGCACGCCGAACTGGTGGATCACAGCAGCCTGCGTCACACCAACAATGGAGCCATACTTCCTCATGGCTCCGGGCGTCACGTCACCGGGCATGTAGACGACGTAGTCCTTGCCGTCGTTGTCGCCATCGGGGCGAAGCGAGTCGAAGACCCTCACACCCTTAAGGGTCTCAAGCTCCTTCATCGCGGCAGCGTCGAACTTCTCGACGGTGGCGCCCTCGAAGGGTTCGAGCATCAGAATCCGGCCTCCTTCATCGCCTGGTCGGTAGCTGTCCTCGCGGACTGGAGAGCGAGCATACCCCGGAGCTTCGAGGTGCCCTCCTCCTGATAACCGATGTACTTCTCATCAGCATCGGTGAAGCCAACGGAGGCGGAGAACTTCCCACCGGAGATGCTCCGCTGGTTCACTCTATAGCCTGTGCCGTCCCCGGCGGTCGAGCGCATGTGCCCGGTCCACACACGGGCGTCCGTAGCAGGATCGTGCTTGTAGGGCATCCCCGCACCCGAGGTGTCCACCGTCCTGATGACGACATCGCCTCCCGCCTTCGCGGCGGCCTCAGCGGCACGGAACGCGTCAGTGATGACCTTCTCCTGGAACTTGTTAAGTCCGCTCGTGACCTGATTCATGTCTTGTGATTTTCGTCTCAAAGAAGCACGAACGAGATCCATCAGTGCGTCCCACCCTTGGAGTCATCCACGTCGATGTCGCACAGCAGAGTGGGCTGCCAGTAGTCGGAGTCCGACGGAGCGTTGCGCACGACAAGGCGCAAACCCACATTCCTTGGGTCGGAGTTGTTCTCCAGCACCCTGACGATCTGACCATAGCCCGGTACGAACCGCAGCGACCTGTCGCCCCACTTCTCTTTGGGCACGAGCAGATTCTTGTCGATGTGGTTCAGGTGCACGTAGTAGGCGTGCACAGCGGTGTCGTCATAGGCCGATCTACGGTCCCGAGCACGCCAGGCGATGTTCGGGTTGACCGCGGCGTAGCCCTTCCAGAGCTCCTTCGGAGGAATATCGACAGGACCGTCCTCGGACCAGTCGTGGCTCTTCGTACCCGGGGGCTCCGTGACAACCACGAGGCAGTTGCAGAACAGGCCCAGCGGCCAGTACGCTCCCGAGTCAAAACGCGGGTCCTTGTTGTGCAGAACACTCAGTGCCATGCCCAGTCCTCTCCTGGGGGAACGACACCGGGCAGGAAGTCGAAGCCCACGTCGTTGAGCTCGGCCTCCTTGGCCTCGTCCCACAGCCGCTTGGCTTGCGCCCGAAGCTCAGCGCCCAGCGTCGCACCGTTGGTGGACTTGTTGTCCGTGGAGATGACCTTGAGGATCAGCGTCTCGGACGTGGCGATCGCCATGAGCGCTCGCGAGGCGGCCTTCTTGACGTTGCCGCCCTCGATGGCGAGGAAGCCGAAGATCTCCATGTCGCTGAAGATGTAGGACGGAGGCTTTCGGAGGTCCTTAGGATCCTCCAACTTGACAATGTCAGGGATCAGCAGGCGCACCTGATTGACCGGCTGGCTGTAGTCCAGGGACGCCATGGTGTCTCCTTCTGTCAACGCTTTTACAGTAGTTTACAGCGGAACCCCGCCCCTTCGACAGGGGCGGGGTTCCGAGGGACCGCGATTAGGGATGTCGCGTGGATCAGACGCCCTTACCAGTGCTGGCGACCAGGCCTTCCACGTTGAGGACCCCGGCACCTGTGGTGAGGCGGACACGGGCCTGAGCGTCGTCGTTGTCGAACGAACCAGCGGTGTAAGGAACCTCGCCGCCGCCCAGGTACAGGCCACCAGCGTTCTTCACGCGGAGCTCGGGCTTGTCGTAGCCGCGGAGAGCGGTGCGGACGATGGTGCGCTTGGCGGAGGTACGACCACCAGCAGGGGCCAGGACCCAGTTGGTGCCGCCCTGCGAAGCGCCACCCAGGATGGCGACCAGGTCGGAGACGACAACCTTGACCTTGGCGGTCAGGCCGTTCTCCTCGATGAACTTCATCTGGTCGCCAGCCTTCTGCCCAGCGACAACGCGCTCGACAGTGCGGGTGTTGACCACCATGTTGGCCAGGTTCTCCAGAGCCGGAGGAACCAGGAGGACGTAGGACGGAACGGTGACGTACCGGCCATCGACTTTGGTCTCGGCGACCTGCTGCATGGCGGCCTTGATGGCGTCGTACGACAGGGGGGCGTTCTTCGGAACGTTGTTGTTGATCAGAACACCGTCAGCGTTACGGGCCTTGAGGACCGTGCCGAGCGAATCGGAGATCACACCGGGGTTGAAGCCCGGAGCGTTCGGGTCGAGGGAGAACAGCGCGCCGTAGCAGGCGGCGTCAACGGTACGGGCGGCCAGCTTGGCGGCGTCCGAGGGGAACCGCTCGATCAGACCGTAGTCGTCGTTGATGAAGGCCTCCCAGGAGAACTGGAGGCGAGCACCATGCTTGGCAGTGTCGATCCAGCGACCCGAGGCCTTGTAGCCGAAGGTCGGGTACGGGGTGAGCTCCGGAATCTTCGGCAGGGTGCCAGCCGGGGCCACGAAGCCGCCATTGTCCCTCAGGAGAGTGGCGTCGATGTCGTGGTCGAGCGACAGGAGCTGGACCGGGCGGAAGTCGTTCAGCAGCTCCTCGCTGGCGAACTCCTTCCAGGTCTCCTCCTGGTCCTTGTAAGCGTCCTCGAAGGCGGGCTGCACAGCCTGGGTGAACCAAGGAGCGAGCATGTCCGAGGTGACGGCCTCACGGAAGGTACCGCGGTCGCGCGAAGAGTCAGCCTCCAGGATCGCGTTCTTCAGCTGACCCTGAGCCGCACGGTCACCACCGATAGCGGACTCAAGAGTCTTGGCGAACTCAGTGTACGAAGAGAACATTTTGCCCCATCATTCCTTTCAGCGAGCGAGGATGACGGGAACCGTCTGGGTACCCGTACCAGTGATCTTGGAGTAGGCGTAACCGACGAGCCCGGCGGTACCGGTGGCCTTGTCGTTGGTGAGCTCCATCCTGCCGTTGGCAGCAGGCTTCGCGTAGATCAGGGCGCCCGGCTCGACACCGGCCCCGGTCAGGGTCACCTGGAGCTTGAAGACACCGCCGGAGATACGGACCGAAGCGTAGCCCGGGCCGTTGTTGCCCCAGGTCGGCTTGGTCAGCGGATTCCACAGCGGGTCCTGGCCGAGCTTGGCCTGGTCCTGAGCGGACGGAGCGATCTCAGTCACGAGGACGCCGAGCAGGCCACCAACCTGGACGACATCACCGATGTGGCTCTTGCCGTACTTCGACAGGTCCACGGGAAGGGACAGGGTGTCGGAGTACTCGAAGACCTGAATGTCCGAGATCTTCTTGGCGCCGAAGGAGTTGATCTGTACCATTGTGATCTCCTTACCTCACTTGAAGTTCTTGATCTTGTAAGGCTCGGAGCTCGCCTCGCGAATCTCCCCAGCCGTAGATGCCCTGACCGAAGTCAGGTAGTGCTGCTCGGCCGAGATGGCCTCTTTCAGCTCAGTACCGGACTCGACAGCGTCGATGACCCGCTTCTGGGCGACAGAGGGCAGACCGGAGTCGAGCAGGCGGGTGGCGATGACGAAGGCCTCAGCAGCAGACTCCTTGCGAGCCTTGCGCTTCTTCTCGTCCTCGTCGTCCTCGGGCTTCTTCTCGCTCGATGCGGCGGGCGGCTTGTCGTCGGTCTTCTCACCGGGCGCCTCGGGCTTGCGCTCAGGGGTCGGCTCAGGGGCCTCAGGCTTGTCCGCGGGCTCCTCGGGCTTCCGCTCAGGGTCCTCGCCCGGGGCCTCGCCGGCGGGAGCCTCAGGGGCGACCGGCTGCTCTCCCGGAAGATTGTCCTTGGCGAGAAGCTCAAGAAGCGGGGCGAGAGCCTCGGTCACCGCAGTGGCGATGGCCTGACGGATCGTCTCCTCGTTCATATGATTCTCCTCATCGGAACTGACGCGCTGGGATTCCAGCACCTCCAGCAAAGCGCCACCTGCGCCCGCCTTCGTTACGAAGTCTACAGAAGTGACTCCATCGAATACCGGTACAATGCCGTCGGCATCCAGACCGTTTTCCGACCAGGCGTTGATCGACACACCGATGTCCTGCCACTTCTCACGAATGATGTCGTTGAAAGACGGATACACCTCGCACTCGGCGTATAGTGCTCCATCGAGACCGACAACGGCGTCGGTCACCAGCCGCCCCGCGAGGTCCCTCACGGATCGTTCGGGGCGGTTCACGTCCTCACCCTTCGATGGGTGGTCCATGAACATCTGTGTCCCAGCGGGGAAGTGACCGACAGAGGCGGCGAGGTTGGCCTCCGAGTAGGTGCCACAGGAGCCCTGCCCCGGGCAGATGATACGGATGCGGTACCGCCCAGGCTTCTCGCCGGACAGCACGTCCGGAGTGGCCGCCTCCAGAAGAGCGGTCACCCCTCCGTGGAAAGCGGACCTGTACTCCGTGCGCATTTCAGAATCTCCTTCTTATCAGGCGAGAGTCTCGCCACCGGCCTCGTCACGGTTGGCATTCGTTCCATCCGACATGGCCCCCACACCGGTGCGGGAGTTGCTCTTCTTGGCGACGCTGTCCTGAACGGCATTCGGATCGGCCAGGCTCTTCGCCGCGAGAATCTCCTCGGAGACCGGCAGGTCGTTGATCGGACGAGCATTGATCGGCTGGAGCCGATCGAGGAAGAGACTGCGCGCCTCAGTCTTGTGGAGGATTCCGTTCTGGAGACCGAGAGTGACGACCTGACCCCAGCGCTGAATGAGCTCGTTCGACAAGGGGGCGAGCTCGACCTCTACCTTCCTGCCAAGAGCAAGGAATATCTTCTGAATAAGACTCTTGTGAATCTGCCTACGAAACTCGAAGGCCTTGAAGGTGGGGTCCTCCAGGGCTGTCTCAGCGCCCTGTCGTCCACCGGCCGAACCGTCTGTGAGGAGGACCGACAGGGGCACATCGAGCGCGCTGGCGACCATGGAGGCAAGCGGTGTTCCCGCTCCGAAATCGATGCCCGCGCCGGCCTTGGAGACTGCGGTGAACTCCTGGCCGGCACCAAGAGAGGCGAGACCACCAATGCCCTGGGCGTTCGACATCTGCTGAATGACGGCCTGCTGCTGCTTGGCCGTAGCGGATGTGACTTTGAACGCAATTCTGGCGAGCGCTTTGGTCATGACGTGACTGGCCTCAAGGAACTCCTTGTAGGCCTGAGCCCAGTAGACGGCGCCCATGAGCTCGGGCTTGCCCCACTGCTCGCCGATCTGCCGGTTGACCATCTCGTAGACGATCCTGTCGTCGTGGACGGTCCTGTAGCCCTTCTCATCCTTAACGGGCGCCCAGTCCTTGCCGTTAACGACGTGCCACTCGGGCTTGCGCCGCTCCTGCTCCTCGGAAGAGAGGGTGTCCGACACGGGCACAGGATCGATCAGGAAGGCGAAGATGTCCGCCTCGTCTGTGGCATCCAGGGCCCGGGCGATGCCACGAATACGCGACAGGGGCACGGGAGCCACGCGCTTGTCGGTCCGACGAACGGTGTAGAGCACGATACCGTCAGTGCAGAAGGCCGCCTCGTCCCGGGCGCGGGCCGTGCGGGAGAGGACGGTGTCGTAGAGCGCCGCGGTCTCGGGCGTCTTGATCCCGGAAATGCGAGGAATCTCACTCCACATATAGGCGTTGCGGATACCGATGCCGCGCTTGACGAGCGGGTTGTAGGCGGCAAGCCTACGGGCCCGCAACGAGTGCTCCTTGATGACCGTGAGAGATACCACATCAGAGGTGGCGTCCTCATCGCCCCAGCGGGACCAGCCGACGTCCTCCCGGTTGAGGGATGCGACAGCCCCGCGGGTGACCGCGGCGTACGCCTTGGACGCCTCGGTCAGCCGGGCCTGGACGCGCTGGGTGGACCCGCCAATCTGAAATGTGCCAAATTTCACAGTTCAACTCCTCAGGCTGGGGCGAAGGTCCACTCCTCGTTACCCCACTCGTCTATAGGTGAGTACTCGGAATCCGTACTCTCCATTAGGGTATCAGCCTCGATAAGAGAGTCCGTCCCGTCTGTTAGGAGATTGCTCGGCATCGTCGCGTAGCAGATCGAGTCCAGAACGTCAGGCGATGGTTCGCCCTTCCTCTTCAGCTCATCCTTTCCTCGAATGAGAAGCTTGGTCCCCCGGTACTCGTAGAGGATCGAGCGGAACTCATCGAAGAGCCCTTCAGTCTTCTCTCCAGCGGCCTCATCGGGTGGGACCGACAACTCGCCAACATTGATGGCCTGAGCGACGGAGTCGTACATCGCCGCGCGGAAGTTGTACCACTTCAAGTTGTCCGGCGACGCCGCGTTGCCAACGATCCAGTAGACCGGAATCTCCTCGGGCACATGATTGTCGATGACGGCCTGAACACCTCGCCCGACACCCACGGCGTCGATGCGGATGTCCACATCGAGCCCGTCAGCCCTCAAGCGCTTGGCGTGCTGCCCGATGAGCCTGGAGAGCCTGTTCCCGTCATAGCCCTTCACCCGCTCGACAACCTCGACATGGCCGTCCTGGCAGGTGGAAATCACGCTGAAGTCACCAGTAGTGGACAGACCGACGTCAACACCGATGTGGATCGGAGCGGTCGTGTTCCACTCGTCGTCTGCCCACTCGTTCATGGACTGGAGCACACGCCCGAGGTTGAACAGCCCGTCGTCACCGATGTCGGGGAACCGAGCGAGGACCTTTGACACGTACCGAGGATCGTCCTTGCCCCAGCGGCGCTCGGCGTCATCGACCCACTCCTTCTGGAGCAGATTGTCCTGAGCCTTCTCAGGCACCTCCTCCCCGGTGAAATTGGGCGTGTCGAATGCGGAGATGGTAATGAGATTCCACTTCCGTTCAGAGAGCGGAAGCTTCGACTCGTCGCGCCATATCTTCGCCATGTATGAGTTCGGGTCGTCTGGGTTCGCGATAGCGAGGATGCGGGCGTGCTTGTTCGTGGTAATGGTCTCGACAGAGGTGAAGATGTTCTCCGCCACACCACCGGCCTCATCGACAACGGCGAGGACGTAGGTGGAGTGGAACCCCTGGAAGGTGGACTCGTCGTAGTCCGCAGGCTTGCGCCCGAACGCGGTGGCGGTCTTGAACCCGGGGAAGGTCCACTCCGCCTTACCAGTGATGCGTCCCGGCATGTTCGCCTTGGACTGGAGGTCCTCGACATAGGACCACATGACGTTCTTCACCTGGTTCCATGAAGGCGCCGTGGTGATCACGCGAGTCTCGGTGGGGTCATGCGGGTGCGCATCGAGCCACCACCCGATAGCCCGAGAGGCAAGGAAGGTCTTCCCTGAGGCGTGACAAGAAGCGACAAGGGTGCGCTTATTAGTCTGCAAAGAGTGAAGAACTTCACGCTGCTTCGACCACAAGTGGTCCCCGAGCCGATCCTGAGCCCAGAGAACAGGGTCTTCCCGCATTGCCCGCTCATGCGAGCGCGTCCCGAACTGATCTGCGACAGCCCGGAAGTCTATCTTCTCCGCCATCGGCCCTCCTTCGAGACAAGTCTATAAAAACAGGATCGCCCATCTGGCGGAACCGAAAACACCAGATGGGCGAGAGCCGAAAGGCTAAGCGCTCCAGGGGCCGCCGAAGCGGGTCGCAACCCCCTGCCTGCATGGATAATAGTAGCACACCTCAGAAGCCCGTTGACTCTTCAGAGTATGATGTTGCCCACACTCAGATGGTCATATCGGCCTTGGGTTCCTCCAAGATACTGGCCGAGCTGGATGTAGCGTCAGCGAGCCACTCCTCCCGATGCGCTTCGAGCTGCTTCTGCCCCCGTTTTGTAAGAAGGGGAAACAAATGCTGCTCCATGTTGTTCTGGACGGACTCGACAAAGGCGACAATGATCGGAATCTGCTGTTGCTGGATCAGCTTGATCTCCGCCTCGACCTTCGTCTTCTTGAGACCTGCCAGATCGCTGACCGCCTCGATGGTCGCCAAGGCTGTCTTGACGTTGTCCGGGTTGGTCGCCAGGGGATTCTCGACGACAGAATCCCAGAGCGCGTCCAAGAGCTTCTCAAGACGGGTGAGTTGCTTCATGAGCTGGGCGTGCTCGGAGAGCGACTCCTGACTGGAGTAGTAGTCCTCCTCGATGCGGAAGACCTCAGCCTCGGAGAGCTGGAACCTCTCCGCCACCTCGCTGCGTGGTTTGCCCCTCAGCAAGGCCCGGATGACCAGGCTCTTCCTCTGAAGATCAATGGCCTTCTGCTCTTCTGCGGTTCTTTTCATTGAGAATTCCTATCACTCGCCACTGGGATCCGAAAACATAACAGGCCCAGAAGCCCAGCAGCTCCTCGACCGACTCGGCCCCCAGCCCTCTGCCGTAAGCGTACGACAGGGCGCTGAGGGCCGGAACCGAACATCCCTTCATCAGTCGTCCAGATCCAAGAGGAGTTTCATCTGCTCGGACTCGTCGGAGACCTCCTTGAGGAACGCCGCGAAGATGGCCTCATCGCGCAGCCCCTTCACCTCCGACCCGACGAAGTACCCGAGTCCGCCCGACAGGATGCATGCGGCGAGAACTGAGAGAGTCCACAACATCACTGATCATCCCCGTACTCGTCAGCGATCATGACGAACGCCACGATCATGAGGAAACCTACAACAAAGATCACTCGTACCAGAGCTCCCACCTCTTGGCCTTCTTATCCTGAACCTCAAAGGTCAGCAGCGCCGGATCGGTGGCGTCGCCTGTGCGATTCGTAAACCATGAGGAGCCGTTGTCCGCGGTCGGGCAGCCGATGATGAACTTGTTGTCCCCTACGAGCGACACGCCGAAGTTGTGGAAGTGCCCGTGGACCAGGATCGAGGCCTCGTGAAGGCCACTGCGGTGCCCGAAGGCGAGGTCCCTGAACCAGGCCGGAATCTTCGCCTGGGAGCCCGCCAAATGGCCGTGAGTGAAGCCCACAGCGGTCCCATCGGCGGTCTCAACCGTGACGGCCTCCTCCCACTTCTGGGGCTTGGCGAAGTTCACATGGCTGAACGGCTCCCGGCCCGACATGATCGCCTGGATGGTGTCCGCTATCAAGAGCCCGAAATCATCATCCGGCGAGTTGGCCCGGTTGTCGTTGCCTTTGCCCGTCCGCACGGCGCAATGGTTCGAGGGGATCGACACGTACGTCATGCGAGTGCACAACGGAGCCAGCATGGCGACCGCCTCGGCCATCAAGCGCTGGGCGACGCGAATCTGATCCGTGAGTGACAGGTCATTGGTCTGCTGCTGAGCAGTGACATTCCAAAACCCTTCGCAGACGTCCCCAACATCCGCGATGATGATCTCCTCGTACGAGCCCTCAGCCTGGATCCACTCGGTGATCCGCTTGAGGGTGCCCATGACGCGGTTCACAGTCTCCTGCGTCCCGCCCAACTTATCGGCTTTGCCAACCTGGAAATCCGACAGGCACACGACCAGAGTCTTGGGCCGATCCTCCTCAACCTTGGGCGCCACTGCGAGGGCGGCCCGGTCGAACACCTTCTCCAGCCCCTCATAGGAGGCCTCTCGGACGTCCTCGGCTACTGCGACAGCGGGGTTGTAGGTGACGCGCTCGTACGAGCCGTCTTCAAGCCTGATGGTCCTGCGGCGCTGCGTGATGGCGTTGACGGGGATGTCGAAGAACTCATCCCTGTCCTGCTCGACAGGGAGCCTGAGCGCCTTCTGGAGCGCCTGCTTGTGCCTCCTGATGGTGGTCTCGTGGACGTCGAACATCCGGCCCAGCGCAACGTTCGACATGCGCTCCCTGCGGGGCTTCTGCGCCTCCTCCAGGATGGCCCTGTCGATCTTCTCGTTCAGGTCGTCTTCCAGGTTGCGCGCCATCAGTCGTCCTCCTCGCCGGAGGCCTGCTTGAAGAGATTGGCGAACCTGCTGTAGTCCTTCGACAGGAAGAGTTCCTCATCAACCTCGGTACCCCTCAGCGCGGGCCTCGCAGGAGCCTTCTCCGTCGTGAGCTTGGCCTCCTGGTCCTTCTTCGGCTTCCTGCGCTTCCGCGGCCTGGGGACGGGTTCCCCGTCCTCATCGGGCTCGACATCCGCGGCGTCCTGGATGATGTTAATGGCCGTCCGGAGCACGTCATCGATACTGAGCTCGAACCCCGGGGTACTGACGATACGGATGAGGTCGATCAACGTGACCTTCCCGGAGCGGAAGTGATTGTGGATCGTCTGCTGGGCCTTGAACCCAAAGATCTGCGGGTACTGGGCCTGGATGACCCCCTCGCGCCTGATGCGCTTCCTGAGGAGCTCCGCGGCGTACTTGGCCCGCTCGACAACGAGCTCGTCCTCCCTGTACCGCGTGCGCTCGGCCCGCTGGTCCTTCCCGGCTACGAATGGCATGTCGGTTCCTCTCCGAAGTTGTGACGGTTCTGATCCGGTTGCCCGGATGTCGCAGATAGAACTGTACCACATACGACTCAACAGAGTACGACAGGGTCGAAAGATTTCTGTGCTCTTGCACACACTTCACACTGCTTACTAACCACTAAGTTGAATACATGATGTGAGTGTCAAGTTTTCTTGACATATAGAAATTTACCTTTGTTCATTTTCAGGATCCAAGAACCAAAAGCTGAAATTTTAGGATTTGAGTCCCGAAAATCTTGTTTTTGTAGCACGCATTGTATTTAACCGACCGGTCGGCCAAGGAAGAACTCGACAGAGGGTTTTGGTTGGAACGACAGGGGGAAGTCGTGGTTGACGAAACAAAAGTAGGTACGTACCTACATTACTCTCAAATTCTCTTCGTAGTATATAATATATATATGTATATAGTATATATTTAGTATATAATATTTAGAGAACTTAGTATAGTTTTTTACCCGAAATTCTATGTTGTGGGTATAGATTACTGTACGGGACTCATTTTTTTCTATGTAGAGTATATAAAAGTGTATTTGGGGTTTCCTGCGCGCGCACGTACGCGCGTACGCGTAGGGGCGCGTGTGCGGCACGTCACGCCCCTGAACGTTGCCCCTGTCGGGGAGCCGTGCTAGGGTTGCACCTGTCGGTCAACCGGATGTCGCCATCACCCGACCGACAGCAAGCATCAACATCGAACCGAGAGGAACCACCAAATGGCACGCAAGATCCGCCCCGTCCACTGCTGGGGCATCGTGAAGCGGGACTTCATCGAGATCAAGGGGCTCGGTGACTGCCGGGTCCTGTCGGACCCCCGATACTCGTGCGAGAGCCTCGACATCATCCAGTTCTGGGTAATGACCCCCACCTACAAGCCCCTCCTCATCGCCATGTCGGAGGACTCGTACCTCAACGTTGTCGAGTTCATCGATGACAACGACGAGGAGTTCACCGAGGAGATCGAGCGCGTCATGATGTGCGAGCTCCGCAGGGGCGACAAGTTCTACTTCGGCCAGCGCAAGCACACATTCTTCCACATGAACCTCGACCAGACCGCCGCCATCAAGACCGCGGGCGGCAAGAGGATGGACCTGAGGGTCAGCCCCTTCAAGGTCGTCAGGCGCGCTCGGAAGGTCCGCAAGACCAAGCCCCTGTCGTTCACGGAGTTCGCCCTGTCGTCCTACGAGAAGGCCCTCAGTAAGCTTGCTGAGGCCGTTTCGCGGCTCCAAGTGGACCCTGCCCGTGTCGAAGTCCAGAAACCCACCAAGAAGGCGGAGAATGCCTCCCCCGTCATCACCACGAAGGACGTGCCCGCCCCCGCCCCTGTCGAGCCCTGCAACGAGGACTGCGACCGCTCGTACTGCCTGGACTCGATGGAGTCGAAAGCAGTTCTTGATCATGTACTGACTTGCTCTGACGTCATCGCCGAGCTCGAAGAGATCCGACAGCACGAGGGCGATCTGCCCGTGTCAATAGTGAACCCGGAGGACGGCTTCCGTCGCGTCAATGTCAGTGGTTCGATGCTCGAAGACCTTTACGAGTGCGGTGAAACTTATTGGGGCTCCCGGACCTGGGACACTCAGCCTCGACCCGGGAACTTCACTAAGAGCGAGCTCGTCGTCAGTCTTTGGTGATCAGCACTGGCGCTGGAGAACGCCCTTGACACCAGCCACGATCGCTGAGCGCATACCCTTGCGGGCCGCCTGCACGTACTGGGTCTGATCGTCGAGGATGTGAGCGACCACGGGCTTGTTCGAGGCTCGTAAGGGATCCACCATGTTCGCCGGCACATCCCACTGCATCGACAGGAAGTCCAACGGCCCTGTCGAGCTCTTGAAGGTCTCGTACCAGGGCTCAGTAGTGTCCGACGTGTAGGCGTAGCCCCAGGCCCCGCAGCCTTCGGCCTTCGCCTGCTCGAACAACCAGTTCGAATCACCGTAGTACTTGATCACGATCTGCGCAGGAGTCACGTTCCTGTCGGTGATGTATTTCAGCAGGCGCTTCCACTCCCCGGCCCGGTACTTCGGGTCGATGACCAGGCAGTGAGTCTGCCCGTACCTGTCGAGCAACCAGTCCAGACGCGCCGGAACCTTGTTCGCCGGCAGGGCGGCCTTGATCTCCTCCCACGTCATGGTGTGCGGGTCGGTCGCGGGACCGCCCAGCGACTCGAAGGTCCTGTTGTGCAGACCGAACCACACACCATCCTTCGACTCGTTGCAGGAGAACTCTAGAGCGTCCACACCGAACGACACGGACTGCGTGTAAGCGTTCTCAGTGTGCTCCACCCACGACCGACTGCCACCCCGGTGAGCCACGAAGAACCCGTCCGTGTTCTCCCCGCCGTTCAGAGCGTTCCTGTCCCTGTCGATGAGCTCCTGCCAGGTCGCAAGACCTCTCGGAACGGCCGCCATCGACAGGGTGCCCTGCTCCTGGCCGTTGTCCCCGACCACCGTCAGCGCCGCGTACTGGTCCCTGTGCGTGTCGTCCTTGCCAACGATGTACCAGTTCTCATGCTTCTCCGCCGTTGGTGGTGTCGGGTCGAGCCCCTCCGCTGTGAATGCCCAGGTAGCCACGCAGGTCTGGATGCTGGCTTCGGTGAACGCATAGTCCTTGTCGGCCCAGCCCACCAGGATCGAACTCGACGAGTTCGGTGCGGGCTGCACCGTCTTCTGCCCGTCGTCGATCGTCTGGATGGCACCCTCGAACGGCCTGGCGTGGTCCCCGCTCGTGTAGTGCTGGAGCGACACGACCAGATGCGGCTTGTTCTGCTTGGCGACAGCTGTTTTGATCTGGTTGCTGTTCAGCGTGTTGATCGTCACGCCGTCCGAGCGGTTAAAGCTCTTAACGACCGAGCCGTCCAGTACCAGAACGGTGGCGAGTTGGCGTCCAGTGTACGAGGCACGGGAGTCCCCGACAGCCAGAGGCTGCGAGAACTCCTCGATGTCATCGACCTTCTTGACCCACACGCCCAGGCTCCGACTGGCGACGCCGGCGGTTTGGTTGCCGAACCATCCGGAGTTCGCCTTGCTGATGAACTCCGGGATGCCTTGCGAGCCGAACTGACCGCCCTGGATGATGACGACCCAGTCGTCATGGGCGACGCCCTTCTCGCCCGAGGTGAGCAACGTCACCGGGTTGGGCTGCCTAGCAGTGCCGCCCGTGACCTCAACCTGCTTGACCCATTTAGGCAGAGCCATTAGTTGCTCCTTCGAACAATCACCGTTCCGGGCTTCGTGCCCACCGGGAGGTTCTCGGTCGGCCCGAGCACGAGCACTGTAGCCCCTGTCGCACCGCCGCCGGGCTTGTTCTCCAGCGCGGCGATTTTGCCGGTGTGCTCTCCGACCGTGGTCTCAAGGGACGTGACCTTGTCCCTCACACTGGTCATTATGGCCTTGGTAGAAGCGATCTCGGATGTGGCCGCGGTGAGCTTCATCTCAAGACTGGTCTTGAGCTCGTTGAACTTCTCCTCGGTGATCCCGCCGCCAGGTTGAGCCGGGGTGAGTAGCGGCTTCTCGACCGTGGTCTTGAGCAGGTCCATGGCATAGGTGCCTTGGAGGTCCATGCAGGTGTACTTCACGGTCCAGTTCGGCCAGATCTCGATCATCGAGCCGTCCGAGGTCCACTCATCGCCCTTGCCCTGCTTCGGGTCGCCCTTCTTGACGACCAGTGTGCTCGCCCGCTCCAGCTTCCCGTAGGTCTGCGGCAGCGTAGCGACGTGCGTCACGGTTGTCGCGGGCTTCGGAAGCGCTCGCCACTCATCGCCCTTCTTCCGGAAGAACATCGTGGCTCCGACAACCCGGTACTGGTACTGCCCCGCGCCGACCTGGCCCTGAGCGATGTCCACCCAGCCCGTGTCGCCCGCCTGCACGCCCCCGCCCTGGCCGCCGGGAGCCGCGGGCTTATCTTCAAGAACCTTCACCCGGGTCTTCAGATCGGCGACATCCGTCTTGTTGGCACTGATAATGCTCCAACGCCTCGCGTCAGCATCCGTGTTGTCCTTCAGGCCCTTCTCCAGCGCCTCCTTGGCCGCTGCCAGGTCGCCCTTGGAGGCGTACGCAGCGGCGGCGTCAGTGGCCTTCAGGAGCCCTTCCAACGCCGCCTTGGGAGCGTAGGTCGCAGCGGCGTCCGCGGCCTTCAGAAGGCCGTCCAGAGCGTTCTTGAGGGCGAATTTCGCATTGACTTCCTGCTTGTACGCCTCGATCCGAGCCTCAATGCGGGCATTGGCGAGGTCCGGCACCTCGTTCCGCAGCGTGTTGAGCGCCTGCGTCTGCTCGTCGTTGTCGATGAACCGGGCGTCCGCCCCCTCGGCCGTGTAACTTGTGGCTTTCCCTATGAACTGCTTAGCCATTCCTCAGCCCTCCGGCGTGCCCTGTGGCACACTCTTGTCCTTGTACGTCACTGTTCCGTCGCCGTTGTCGATCATCTCGACCTCGTTGCCGTCCCCGCCGCCGGGCGGCTGCGCCTTCAGCTCGTCGATCGCCTTCTTGTTGTCCGCGATCTCGGTCCTCAGCCCGTTCAAGGCCTGCGTGAGGTTCTCGACACGCGCCGTAAGGCCCTCCAGATCCCCCGCGGGCGGCGTCGGTCCCGGCAAAGCAGGATTCCCAGCCCCTGCGCCCCCGACAGCGGGCCTCTGACGGGCGAACGGGTTGGCCAGCATGCCGTCCCCGTTCGTCAGGACGCTCGCGACGTCCACCACCGTGCCCTGTCGCAGTGCCAGGTCGCCCTGAAGAAGGTACGTGCCACTAGCGACGACGTCGATGTGCCACAACCACTGCCCCGCGGGCGTCACCCCGGCCCCCGGAGCGATCAGATCGACGTAGTTCTTGCCCGTCGCCGGGTCATAGAGAGCGCCGGATGGATCCACACCCACCTCGATCCGGCGCTCGATGTAGGCCGTGCCGTAGGAGACGACATAGGGCCCGTACGTGAAGACAACAGTCACATCCCCCGACGGTTTCATGTCATCCGGGGTGAGGACTTGCCCCATGACCCTCGCATAGGGCGCCTGGGGCGGCTCAGTGCCTAGCATCGCAGACTCCTGAAGTCAAGATGGTATTACTCACTCGCAGTCTATCGCCCCGCCCCTGTCGATCGGGCTATACTGGGGCCGTCCACGCAACCGAGAGGAACCAGCATGCAATCCGTTCTCAAAACCGCTGACGGACTGTGGATCGGTGACCTCATCATCTACACGAACACGCTCCACGTCGTGAGTGAGCAGCGTCTCACAGTTGATGGTGAGCACGTCGCCAGTCTGCTCATCAAGCCCTACCTCAGCGACGGCCCCCTCACCCGCGTCGAGGTCCTTCGCAATCCCGGCTACCTGTTCCGCTGCGTTACCGTCCCGATCTTCGCCGTCGAGCCCTGCGACGACAAGATGCAGGATGTCCTGGCTGTGGCCGTCTACACCGCTGCGCACAAGGAGATCATTGCCGATTACGTGGGCTCCTCGGTCCGCAGCGACGGTTCGCTCCCGTTGGAGAACGGTGATATCGCTCACTACGGGGACGTAATCGCTCTCGTGGACAATGGCGACGTCTTTGAGTACTGCATCGTCGATAAGGACGCGCTCGCGAAGCACGTTCGACTCCTCACTTTTGAGGATGAGGACTGATGTACTCCCATCAGGACAAGGACAGGTTCGCGATCATGATCGTCCTGATCTCCACAGTGCCTTTCGCCATCCTCACCACTATCGCAATCGTCGCCGCCTTTCTGGCGGCCTTCCAAGGAGACTGAATGCTCACCATCTACACCCAGCCGAACTGCCAGCAGTGCCGGATGACCAAGATGTACGCCGACAAGATGGGCGTCCCCTACGTCGAGCGAGCCCTCGCCGACTGTCAGGACATCCTCGCCAAAGCCGTCCAGGCCGGCTACACCTCCGCCCCTGTCGTGGTGGACGACCACGGCAACCTCTGGGGCGGCTACAACCCATCCAAGATTCGCGGGAAGGCCTCAGCACGATGATCAACCTCGATGACTTCCCCGAACTGAAGGAGATCGAAAAGATCACAGACGGTTCAAACCGTATTGAGAGCCGCTACGGTCGCACCTACGGGAATCTCGACCCGTATCTCGTCAAGGCTGACCTGAACCTACTCCTCTCTATCATTCACGCCCAAGACGAGTACATCGCCGGCGCCGTCGGCTGAAAACAGCAAGAAGAAGCCCCCGAGGTCCTCAAAGACCTCGGGGGCTTCTTCCGACCCAACACACTCCCGAAAGGAAGGACCTTAGTCTATCACGCCTTCTCGGGGCCGTCCCCGGCGCCGTAGCGAGTGGGGTTGATCACGGTCGGGCGCTCAAGCTCGCCGTCCTGGGTCACCGCAGCCGCCTTGTCCTCAGGCGAAGGCACGAAGTAGCGGGCGATGAGAAGGAACACGACACCGGCGACCTGGCTGATGGAGTCCAGATACTGCGCGGCCGCGTCCGCCTTGACGATCCCCAGCACCGTCAGCAGCGTCATGACCGCTGCGACAACGCCGTAGGCGGCCTTACGAACCTCGGGCTTCTGAATCGTGGTGAGCATTCTTGCTCTCACTTCCCCTTCTTGATCGCCTCAACGAGCTCCTTGATGAGCCCGTTGGTCTCCTTCTGCGCAGCGACCGCCTGGGTCAGCAGGAGCCTGTTCTGCTCCACGCCCCAGATCACGTCCCCGGCCTGGCGCTCATTCGCCTTGCCGTACCGCAGCTCCCCGCGAACCGCGTTGATCGCGTTCACGATGTCGTCACCGTTGGCCATGATGATCCTCTCAACCTCGTCCATTGTTCCACCGCTGGGGCGCTCCGAGTACCACCAGCTGTTGACGTGCTGGAGCAGGCTCTCGCCATAGCCCCAGTACTGATCACTCTCATTGCCGCAGTTGTACCGGCTGCCGGCCCTCCGGATGCTGTCGGCGCTGTAGTCGCCCCCGAGGTAGTCCCTCAGGATCGACAGCCCCACAACACTCGATTCGTGCGGATCCCACCACGCCCTGTTCGGGTCGTTGATGAAGTAACCGTTATAGGTCACCTGCGTCGGGCCCACACCATTGCTGGTCTCCCAGTCCATCACCGCGGGCAGGAAGTGATTCAGGAAGTTCTCCCTCGTCACCTCGCCCCAACCAGAGCACGCCCCGCCCACATCGTGGCCGTACACGTTCTCACAGTTGCTCTCCTGGTCGGCCAGACCCAGTGCCACCGCCCAGTGCAGCCCCACGTCGTCCGCGGCCCTCAGCACTGCGGCCTGAACGCTCTCACCGCCACTCGGTGCGGGTGCGGGCGCCGCAGCAGAGCCCCCACCTCCTGTCGTCAGAGGGCTCGGGTTGTCCCGGCGCCTCAGTGCGTGCGTCCAGGCGGCCGCCTGAGTGTACGGATGGTCGTTGTACGCAATAATGCGAACCTCGTCACCCGTCTGGTCGCCCTCCCAGCCGTCGATCGAACCGTCCTCGGCGATCCACGCCTCAGCCAGCAGCGCTCCGTCACTGTCGGGCCCGGAACCGCCGTTGATGATCATTGCCACATGGCCACGACCACCGCTGGCGCCCTCCGACAGCACGATGTCGCCCGCGTACCAGCCCCCGTCCGGGACGTTACCCGTCCACGAGTCGCTGATATCGGCGAAATTCCGCTCCAGGGCGTACTCCCGGATGTTCCCGGTCCACGTGTCCCGGGGGAAGTACCCCGCCGTGAACGGCTCGCCCCACTCGTGGTGCGCCGCGATGTTGTAGCAGCCTGACACCAGTGCCGAGCAGTCGGCATTGGCCGGGGACCTGACCAGCCAGCCGTCCCAGTCGCTCCTGTCGTAGAACGTCCACCTGTCGGGCTGGCTGTACCCTACATCGGCCATCGCGTAGTAGCGCGCACACGATGCCGCGTAGTGCGCCACGTTGCCCATACGACCTCCTCTCGTCGTCGTAACCCAAGCGTAACTTGACGCCCCGCTCGTGTCGTCCTACACTGGAGCCAACCGAACCGAAGGAGCCGACATGGAGACACAAGTCGTTACCGCCTGGGAGATCAAGGCCTTCGACTCTATCGTCTTGGATAGAAAGCACTACATCGTCCTCAGCAAGAACCTCGTCCCCTTTGGAAGCGAGATCGGGTTCTGCATCAACTTCACGGAGCAAAGTCGCCGAGAGCGCTCTTGGCAGTTCTTCCGTTGGAACGAGCGAATCTCTCGAATCATCTGAAAGGAACCGATATGCGCTACACTGTTCAACTGACACCAGCCAAAGATCTGAAGCCCGGCGATATCTTCCGCGACGGCGGAAAGAATTTCCGAATTTCTGACGTCGAACCCAACGAGGAGGTCGTCGAGATTACCTACTACATTGGGCTTGACCAACTGGTCAACTCCTTCTACCTGTCGCCGGATGACACTCTCGACAAGATCGTTAACTGGGAGAACTAATATGCCGTACTACCGCAAGAAGCCGATCGCCATTGAAGCTCGCCAGTACACCAGGGACAACTTCCTGGAACTCCAGGACTGGGGCGACGATCACGTAGCGCTCTCTGACTACAACGACGACGCCATCTGCGTCTACACGCTCGAGGGCCCCATGTGGTTTGACGAAGGCGACTACATCATCAAGGGTGTCCGCGGGGAGTTCTACCCCTGCCAGAAGGACATCTTCGAAGAGACCTACGAAGAGATCTGACATGCGCTACCTAGTGGAATCGATCCCCGCCACGGAACTCAAGGAAGGTGACATTATCTACCCGCCCTACACCCCACGCGTCGAGAAGACTACTGCCACCTCAATGCGCCCCCATGATGAGAAGTTCACCCGAGTCATTGGGGTTCAGGAATGAACTGCCGCCCCGCTGACCTCCGCCCCGGCGACTTCGTCTCACTGTCGGACTGCGACTACGAACTGATATCGATGGATCAGACCGACGACTTCTACACCTTGTACATCGAACACCTCGACACTCGCAGACGTGCACTGATCGTCATCCAATCGTCCGTACCGATCACCGAGACCAACTGAAAGGGACCGACCATGATCACCATGAACCACCTGACAACGGAAGCCATCACCCACCTCAGCTACGACTCGGAGCCGCCCTCCGTATTTGAGCTCACCGATGATCTCCTCGACCCGCGAACCGCCTGCGGTGCTCCGGTTCGCATTCGGCTAGGGGATAAGACCTACAGGATCACCCAGATCAACATCTTCGAGGCCACTGGTGAGGTCGAGATCGAGTGCGAGGACGACTGATATGAACCCGACACCGATCATCGACATGTTCTCCGGCACCGGGGAGCTCGCCCGGGCTGTTGCCGACGGCCTGAACGAGTTCACTGGTTTCCAGTTGTTCTCCGACAACTACGGCCCCGCCCGCAAGTACCTGAAAACTCGCTTCCGCAACGTGGAGATCCTCTCAGACTTCCGCGACCAAGACGTCCCCCCAGGGGCTGTTGTGACTATCGGGGCGCCCTGCCAGGACCTCTCCGTCGCGGGTAAGCGCGCCGGGGCCGAAAGGAACTCCGGAACCCGATCATCCCTCATCCACGAGGCCCTCGACATGGCCGTGGTGGGCGGGGCGGACCTCATCGTCGCGGAGAACGTCCCCGGCGGCTACCGCACCTACCTCGACCTCGCCCGCCGGCTGTCGGAGGAGCACGGTTACCGCGCCACGGTGTCTAGTGGAGGGGCCTGGGAGGTCGGGGCCCCGCACCGACGCGAGTGCATCATGCTCGTAGCGGCCAAAAGGCCTTTCGAGCCACGCTACGTCAACGTCGTCCGACAGACCGCACCCCTCGATCTCCTGCCGACACCCTCCGTCGTCGATCGGGCCTGGGGTCTCACCCCCAAGCAGTGGGACGACGTCAAGCGCCGCTACCGCGAGAAGCATCACAACGGCAACGGGCACGGTGAGACTGTTGCCTCTGTGCTCTCCCGCGACCTGTCGGAAGAGGAGATCCGCCTCTGCCAGACCTGGGAGCGCGTCACTAACACCTACGCCCCTCCGACAGGGCAGACCTGCCAGTTCATGCACTGGATGATGGGGCTGCCCTACCGGGGTCTCGACGCCCTGGGCCTATCGGTCTCCGCGCAGCGCCGCCTCGCGGGCAACGCCGTCGTCAGACTCCAGGCCCGCCTCATGCTCCAGCGCGGACTCACCGCCATCAACAACGAAAGGAACCTCTGATGCCCACCAAGCAAGCCCGCGACTGCCGTGTCGGCGACATCCTCCTCTACAAGAACGAGGAGAGCCGAATCATCACCGACATCGACCACAGGGGGAAGGCCTACCTCCTCCACACCACCACTCTCTCGGGGGAGAACTCCCAATTTGACACCTACGACGCTCCTGATGAGGTCAACGTCTGGGGTACTCAGGAGGCCCTGTTCTGATGCGGATCAAAGCTGTCCCCCAATGGCAGATCAGGCCCAGCGACAAAATCCTTCACAAGATAGAAGGCATCGTTCAGGTTACTTTTATTCGGCCCGATAGCACCGGAGGCACGTACTTCGAATACTACGACAGGTACGGGCTACCCGCGACTTTCAGGCGCGGCCCGTTCGAGCGGGTACTGAAGATCATTGATCAAGGAGGTTTGTTCTGATGCCCGAGATCAACGACCAGTACGAGCGCCTGCTGAAGGATGTCCTCGACAACGGCGAGCCCCGCCACGACCGCACCGGTGTCGGCACTCGCGCCGTCTTCGGCCGTCAGCTGAGGTATGACTTGAGGGCGGGCTTCCCCCGGATCACCACCAAGTACGTCCCCATGAAAGTCGTCAAGGCAGAATTGTTGTGGTTCCTCAGCGGTGAGGACAACATCTCATGGCTCCAGGAGCAGGACGTGCACATTTGGGACGACTGGGCCGACACGGACGGCTATGTTGGACCCCTCTATGGCGTCCAGTGGCGCAACTGGGGTAGCGCCCACGACCAGATCAAGCGTCTGATCCGGGATCTGCGGGAGGACCCGCACTCCCGTCGGCACCTCGTGTCGGCCTGGAACGTCGGCGAGCTCACCGAAATGGTCCTGGCGCCCTGCCACGCCTTTTTCCAGTGCTACGTCTCCAATGACGACAGGCTGTCGCTCCAGGTCTATCAACGGTCCGCCGATTTGTTCCTCGGTGTGCCGGTAAATATCGCGTCCTACGCCCTTCTCACCCACATGCTCGCCCAGCAGGCCGATCTGGAGGTCGGTGAGCTCATCTGGACCGGGGGCGACTGCCACATCTACGACAACCACGTGGACCAGGTGGAAGAGCAACTCTCGCGAGAGGTGTACCCGTTCCCCCGCCTGCGGCTCCATCGGCGTGAATCAATCGACGACTACGTCCTCGAGGACATCGACGCCTCCGAGGGCTACCGGCACGGCGGCATCCTGAGGGCGCCTGTCGCTGTGTAGGGGTTGACAGCGAACCACCACACGGAGGACACTGATACCACAACCGAACGAAAGGAACCGACATGACTGAAGACTCGATCCTCATCCGGGCTGAGCGCCTGGTCAAAGGCGACGTCGTCCTGTGGGCCAACACCACCTGGTGGGTCCGATTGATAGAGCCGACCTCTCTGTCCGAGCTCGAAGTCGTCTTGGAGCGTATTCAGAGCGGTGACGACGAGGCGGAGAACCTCCGCACCACCGTCAGCCGGGACCGCAGACTCCGAGTCCTTCTACTGGTCTGAGGGGACGACGAGTATGAGCACGGAAGGGAAACCGATCGCCTGGGAGACCGAGGACGGCAAGCCGATCCTTATCCACATCGACATCAACGGCAAGGCCCACTACCCGCCCAAACTGCCGAAGCCGAAGATCGTCCAGACCAGACCCGATCACTACGACTGCCACTTCTGATCAAGAGCACCGCCCCCGCCGTCTTGTGAACGACGGGGCGGTGTCATACCCGGGGTCGTTGCAGCGACCGCGGGGCGCGGTGTCGAAGAGTCTTCGAGACTAGCACACCTCTTTTGTTACGAACATGTAACGGGGCTTTGAGGGGCTTGACCGGGCGGCGGATCGGACATATACTTATCTATAGAAAGGAGGTCCAGCAGACAGGGGCCGACAGGGCCGGGGCAATGTTCGTTGACAACTCCATAGCGTTGATTTCCTGGGCTTTCGCACTAGGACGTCTTGGGGCTGGATGGGCGTGCGGGGTCGCACCCCCTCCCCCCGCCCCGTTGTTGGTAGCAACCGATTTCCTTCGCCTCGAAATTCGGCTTCGCATGGTGTGATTTCTGTCTCGTTAACACTGTTAAGATCGCAACCCTCGTGGCCCTGACGACACGGGCGAGAGGGCTCGTTCGGCTTCCGTGGCTTCATGCTCCGTGTCGTCTCGTTCGTGCTCTCAGGGCTCTCAGGGGGGCTGACGTGCTGTAAGGCCCGTAGACGGCCTCTAGACCTCTCCTCAGTGTCCTGCACTGACTCAGGGCTGAAATCGTCTCAGAATGGCTTACAAGAGCTCTCAGGGGCATCTGAGGCGGGACGGTAGCCGGGTGCGACAGGACGGGGGACCCCCTACACGGTGGCGGTGTGTCCTTACGGGGCCCGACACGGCCCGTGGGGTGGCATCGACAGGGCGATGACTCATGTGTGTTCATCTTTCTCTTTTTTGTTCTCGTGTTCGAACGGCGAGACGTTCGATCAGGCAACGACACGGGCGATGGCGAACCAGAACCCCCTATATACCCTATATATGCATTTGTATAGATCGTACTCAGAATATATAAGAGTAGTACAGAATATTATACTACTATCATACTAATGTATGGTACACGTATGTATACCTAGATACGACAATTTATACTACTATGATTATATTCTGTATATATTATTTATATTATAT